GCATACGAGATTGCCTCTTGTCTCGTGGGCTCGGAGATGTGTATAAGAGACAGGTGTATGAGGTATGATAAAGAGGTTAGTATATTGGGCTTTAGTTCATTAACTGGTATTCCTGATAGTACTATATATGACTGGGGCAAGAATACGCTAAGCCCGATAGCATCGGAGATTTTGGAAAAACTGAGAAAATATCAGGAAGAGAGTTTGTCTAATAAGCTCGTGACCGGGGCAAAGAATCCTGTGGGAGTTATTGCAATACTCAACAGGCGTTATGGCTGGGCTTCGCCATATACAAGCGATAGCAGACAGCAAGCGAGAGCATTAACGGCCAACGAATTACCACAGTTAGGCGGTGCAAGTAGTCAGAATATTAAAGCGTTATCGAGTGATAACATGGTTGATAACGCCAAGTAATTGTATATACAATACACACAATTATAAACCCTTGATTTACAAGGCTTTGCAGACTATTGAATTATTACAACTATGCACAAAACAGTTGTTTAGCGAAGAGTTGAAAGCATAGAAGTGAATTGTATATGCAATAGATACAATTTAAAATGCTTGATGTTTGAGAGCTGAGCAGCGCACGTATTGGGTGCCCTAGGGGTGTATATAAAAAACGACAAGCCGCCCCACTTAGCCCCCAAAATATCCGCCAAAACAAAAAGGCTCTTACCCATACCTCAATCGCACCAAGCAGTATTTATTATTATAACATAGTTATATATTAATTAAACAACATACACAATAATAATATATACATACAACTACGATAAAATATTAGTTATATATAATATATATACAGTAAAGGAGCTAACGTAGATGAAATTAACAGGATTTGAGTCAAGCAAAATTAATTCCGAAATGGTAAATCACCCTAGCCACTACGACTTGCCTGACCGAAAAGAGTGCATTGATGAAATGATTGACATTTACGGGCTTAAGGACGTGGCTAAATGGTGTGAGATTACTGCATACAAGTATAAATATCGTGCCGGGCATAAAGGTTCTGCAACTGAGGATATGAGCAAGGCAGCATGGTACACAGTTAAGGCTTGCGAGCTTAAATCTAAGCGCAGATGGAAGATTTTCGACAAGATTGTTTATAAATTCATGCCAATGTTTCTTAAGGGCCTGTATACATGGATAATTTTATTCTGCATGTTTTATGGAATACTCTTTTCTGACCGATGCTCAATGGCTGTTTCAATAGTGTTTTTGGCTCTTGCGTGTATAGCTGAAGCAGTATCGAAAGAAAATGAAGATAATTAGATTTTGAGGTGTAAATCATGTTTGTACTAAAAATTGCAACAACAGTATGGCTGGCATTAATTGCGCTTGGAATGACAAGTGCCACATTAAACGAAAAAGAGGCAGTTAGCTCGAGGCTTCTCGGCGCTGCGGTAATGCTTGGTCAGATACTTGCCATAGCTTTCATGTGGCAATAAATAGGGCATTCGCCAAGCGGTAAGGCACAGCACTTTGACTGCTGTATACGTTGGTTCAAATCCAACATGCCCTGTTCGGGGTTTACTTGGTTCCCCCGACATTGGACTTAGTAGTTCCTTTCACCCTCATAGTGGAAAGCTGTTAAGAGCCGTCACAAGGCTCGTGAGGGTTAATCGTGTATAATCCCACAATGCACGAGCGTGAAAGCCAACCTGTCGTAAAGACATCTGTAATAGGCAGAGTAGACATATATACCCCCCTTTAATTAATTGTTAAACTAGGGCAACTCAAATTAGTGAGTCTTAGGTGAGGTGCAATCCCTCACATGTCCTTTGCTGTAGGTTTCGTTAGTTCTTTTCCTACAGCACATACAAATTTATATCTCCGGAGGGTGTTGCCACTCCTTAGGCTTCACCCTCATTAACGGCATGTAGCTCAGTGGTAGAGCGGTCGGCTATTAGCTGATTTGTCGTGGGTTCGATTCCCAACCTTGCCGATTGTTGATGTGTGACGGAATGGGTAAACGTTATTGCCGTAAGATAATTCGTTGAAACCGGCAACTTAGATGACGAGAGTCGCGACAATCATGTGTGGTTCAAATCCACACCACATCAATCATATGTCGGTTTAGTGCGAACTGTTATATCTTGAATAGCGGTTGCGTAATGCTGATGGTCTGCAATATAGCAGTTTCGGAAAAATAAAAGAAAACACACAAAAACAAGTTGCTAGTAGGTACGCGCGACTGAAAGCAATGGGTGAGACACTTCAAAATTCTGTAATGTGTTTTGGGAAACCTTTTGATGGAGTGTATCTTACTTTTTCAAAAAATCGGTAAAATCAGTTGCCTAGTGATTGCAACACGAAAAGCGGAACCGTGACCGCCTGACAGCTGTTTTTATATAAATCACGGAGTTATCGGTACGGAGGTAAATAATATGCTATCAGAAAATGAAATCCAAACAAAAGTTAATTTCTTATCATCAGCAAGGTACAATCACACATTCCATAAATATATTGACATAACAGGTGACTTGATAGAGGGAACACTTTTATCAAGGATTTTATATTGGTTTGCGCCGAGTAAAGACAATAAGAGCAAAGTTAAGATATACAAGGACGGCGAATATTGGATTGCAAAGCAAAGAAAAGACTGGTGGGAAGAAATAAGGATTACTGAAAGACAGTATGACAAAGCAATTAAATCGTTGGTGAAAAAGAAATTTGTAATTACAGCAAAATACAAATTCAACTCAATGCCGACTATACATATAAGACCTAATTATGATGTTATCAACGCAGAAGTTAAAAAATGGGAAGAAAATATCAGACAAGAGGTTATAGCAGAAGATAAAGGACAGGAATTACATAAACAGGCAGACGGGAATGACACAAAATGTAATTCCCAAGGGAATAACACAAAGTGTAATTCGGGAATGCCACAAGGTGTAACTCTTTTAACAGGGATTACTAACAATGATTACCTTAACAATAATTACGAAACAGGAATTACTGATAAGGTACATACATCAACTAGCATTGATGGAGAGGTGCATACATCTGTTTCCGAGAAACAGACGGCAAGAGTCACCCGACAGGATATGCAAGCAAAGAAAGAAGATATGCTCAATAGATTCTCTGAAATCTGTGACAACAGTATTGAAAACAAGACAGTCGGAGAAGTAGTCAAAAACTCATTCCGTAGATACATGAACCTGTACGAAACATATTTTTGCAAGGTTCACCCAATCTTGACCGATAAGACTCTGACTAATGTATGTCTGTCGCTTTCTAATGTGACCGATACAGAGCATAATCACTTTGAGGGTACAGATGTTTACCTAGCAGACGAAACAGGGCTTACAGGGCTTGATAGAATGGTTAACGAGCATTTCAGACGAACGCATAGAAGGGAGACTAACTACTCGATAACGCATTTTGCTAAAAGCGACTATCTGCTACAATTGGCACAAGGCATTATAGAGTACTAAACGGAGGTATAAATATGGCAAAGGGAGTTAAGACACGAAATATTGATTCATTCCGAGAGGGATTAATGGAATACGCATACGGCAGATGTTCACAGGCAGAAGCAGCAAAGATAGCCGGTATGAGCGTGCCGACATTTAGGAAGTACGCAAATATGCATTTTTTAGGCATTCCATTTCCTGACACACTGTTTAAGGCAAAGGAGAAATAAGAAGCATGTGTGAATTTTGCGAAAATCCTACAAAATGGAATACTGATGATTATAGCTTAGTTCCAAACAGAAACTTATCAGATGGGATTAGAAGATGAACCTGTTATCGAGGCAGATAATGGAGCAGACAAAGAGTAAGAATGTGGAGGACTAGAACGGATGAAGATAATTCAAAAAGGCAACTTAGATTTTGCCAATAAGCCTTTAAAATTCAGTTGTAAAAATTGCTATACCATTTTTGAAGCAAACAATAGAGAATATGAGTATTGTGGCGACCAACGAGAGGGCGATAACTGGAAATGCAAATGCCCTTTGTGCCACAAAACGGTTTATTACAGCTAAATAATGATTGCTGATTATCAGCGGAAAAGAGATTTTATGAAAAAATTTTTTAAAACCATTATTCCCATTATTGTTATTGCTGTTGCACTGATATTATTTTTAAATTGGGCTAATAAAACCGAAAAATACGAATGTGAAATAGAAGAGATACAAAGTGGGATTTATGCTAGATACCAAAGCACAGCTTCAAGTACCCCCGCTTACAACTATGAGATAATTACAGTTTGCATAAATGGACAACTGATAACCTACGAGGGAAGCGTTGAATTTATTTTTGTAGAAAATGAGAACAAAATCGAAGTTACAGAAAAACCTAATATAGTTCACAGCGATAAAGTCATTGTCTATACTTCAAAAGACAGTGTTGAATACTTAGGAACTATAGGAATTGGCAAATAAATATATTACCGGCTAACAAGTAGAGTTAGTCGCTGACCTTAGAAAGATAAAGGTTGATAAAATATAAAAGAAGGCAGAAAGGAATATATCATGGCTGATTTGAAAATATTTACAGAAAACATAGAACATGAAGCATTAAATCAGATATATACGCTTGTAAAACAGCCGGCATTTTCGGATTGCAAGATAAGAATTATGCCAGATGTTCACGCAGGAGCAGGGTGTGTTATAGGATTTACTGCTGATTTAGGAGAAAAAGTAATACCGAACATTGTTGGAGTTGACATAGGCTGTGGGATGCTTACTACAAACTTGGGGAATATTGATATTGATTTTGAGAGATTAGATAACGTCATTAGAAAATATGTTCCAAGTGGTAGAAAAGTTCATGAAGAAGAAAACTCATCTGTCGCAAGCGATATTATTGAAAAATTGTATTGCAAGGAACAGTTGAAAAATATAGATTGGCTGAAAAGGAGTTGCGGCACGTTGGGGGGCGGCAATCATTTTATCGAAGTTGATAGCGATAGCAAGAATAATAAATATCTTGTTATTCATTCGGGAAGTAGAAATGTCGGAAAGCAAGTTGCAGAAATATATCAGCAAATGGCGATTGATGACATTTCGGGAAAATCGAATTTCAAACAAGATAGTGAGAAATTGATTGCTGAATACAAAAAATGTAAAAGAGAAAGAGAAATCAGCAAGGCTATCAAAGAATTAAAGCAGTCTTACGAAACAAATACAACTAAAATCCCTAGAGAGTTATCATATCTTGTTGGAAAACATAGAGAAATGTATTTACACGATATGAAATTATGTCAAGAGTTTGCGGAAATTAACAGAAGAGTCATTCAGAGCATTATTTGTTACTATATGGGTTGGGAAGTTACAAAAGAAACGGAGCGATTTCAAACGATTCACAACTACATTGAACACGATACAAATATTGTTCGTAAAGGAGCTATTTCTGCAAAAGCGGGTGAAAAAGTACTAATACCAATAAACATGCGTGACGGTTGTATTTTGGGAATTGGCAAGGGAAATGAAGATTGGAATTATTCAGCACCGCATGGAGCAGGGCGAACAATGAGCAGGTCAAAAGCAAAAGAAAGCATTTTGCTAGAAGAGTATCAAAAAGCAATGGATGGAATATTTACAACATCCGTAAATACATCCACGATTGATGAAAGTCCTATGGCGTATAAAACAATGGATGAAATAATTGAAAATATAAAAGATACTGTTGAAATAGTTGACATTATAAAACCGATTTACAATTTCAAAGCAAACGAATAAAAACAATTACCGGCTACAGATTGGTTGTAGTCGCTACCCTAGAAAAATTATAGGCAGAGGTCTATAAGCACCTTTGCTTTTTAAAAGTGGAGGTGCTTTTCTTATGGCTAGTCAGAGCCTTATTTCCACAGTAAACGGATATGAAAACTACATAAAGGATAAAGGAAAAGACGAGCAAGTAATTAATGCCTATGTAGACGCTTGCAGTGTAGCCATAAATGGCGAGAAAGATATTGAGTATGGACTACAGCTCACTAAGAGGGCAAAAGAGCTTATAGAGGACTTCTGCACGGCTAAAACAGGTGGTACGATTTGGGATTTGGATTATTACCATTTCAAGCATGAGACTACACCATATGACTTAGTTAATCACTATTTTGATTTATTCTTGATGGAAGCTCACTATAAGTTTGAGAGCTTTATGATTTACATGGAAAAAAATCGTCCACCATGGGAAAGATTTTATTTGCCAAGAAGAAATCCATTGAGCCAAGTTGCACAACTCATTCAAGATTTGTACGATGATAAACTCGATGAGGGCATGGTATTCTGCCCTGGACGTATCGGAAAGACTCAAATCGTTAAAATGGGTAATTTGTGGTTTGGCTCAAACAGACCCGAGAGGTCAAATCTATATTCGGCATATTCCGACAAAATAACCGGAGGATTTTACGATGGAACATTAGAAATGGTAAATGACCCAACGTACACCTACAAAGATATTTACCCTAAAATTGTAGAGAAAAAAGCTATCACAGATGGAAAAGACCTTACGATAGACTTTTTGCGTAAAAAAACATACCCAACATTTACGATGCGCTCTATATACGGAACACTGAACGGAGCGTGTGACTGTGACGGATTGGGAGTATATGATGATTTATTTAGTGGTATTGATGAAGCATTAAGCGAGGATAGACAGGCTACAGTTTGGGGAAAGTTTGATAATAACTTTATGCCGAGAATTAAGCCCGGCAAAGCAAAGTTGCTAGGAATAGGCACGAGATGGGCGCCGAAAGATGTGCAAGGACGCAGATTAGAATTGCTTGCAAACAATCCTGAATATAAAAACATACGTCATAGAGAGGTTATAATCCCAGCACTCAATGAAAACAATGAGAGCAATTTTGATTATCCCTACAAATTAGGATATTCCACATTAGATTATAAGCGTAGAATGGCTTCATTTGAAGATAATGACGATATGGCTTCATGGTTCGCCCAATATCAGCAAGAGCCGATAGAAAGAAAAGGTCAGATGTTTAATATTGATAACATGAACTTTTTTGATCCGGCAGAAATTGAGGGAATAAGACCTGATAGAATTTTTTCGGCAAACGACCCGGCATATGGCGGTGGAGACTTTGTATCAATGCCGATTTGCTATGAGATTGAAAAGGAATACTATATCGTGGATGTTGTGTATAACGATGGCGATAAGGATATAACAATTCCCGAAGTAACAAGCAGAATGGAAAGCCACTTAGATAAATTCCCAAATAAAACAGCAGAGGTACATTTTGAGGAAACAAAAACAACAGCTGCCTATCGTTTGGACTGCGAGAAAATATGGAAGAAAGATTGCTACCCAATATTGACAAGCCATGACCCGGCAGATAACAAAACTGCAAAAATGGACAGAATTAAAAATCATGCGCCGGATATAAGAAAACTGCATTTCATAAAACTTGAAAGACAGACTAAGGAATACAAGAAATATTTTCAAAACGTTCTTTCTTGCACATATGAGGGCAAAATGAAACATGATGATGGTGTAGATTCTACTGCACAGTTGTGCGATATGATTTTTAGGGAAAAGCGAATAGCAAAGGTTGAAGCAGTGCACAATCCGTTCAGAGGAGGGCTTTATTAATGAATACAAAAACTTACTTAAATCAAATTAGCAGATTAGATAAAATGATACAAAACAAGCTGTCTGAGATATACCGGCTTAAGACAATAGCATGTAGCGTTACTGTTTCAACGGACAAAGAAGCGGTTGATGTTTCATCTGACAAAGATAAATTAGGCAGTACAGTAACTAAAATTGTGGACTTGGAAAAAGATACAGACAGACTTGTTGATGAATTTATGAGAAAAAGAAACCATATTATCAGTCAAATTGATAGTATGGAGAATACTGACTATTATCATGTACTCTCAATGAGATATGTCAATCAAAACACTTTTGAAGAAATCGCGCAGGCTACAAATTGGAGCATAAGAAAGATATTTACAATCCACGGCAGAGCCTTGCAAGAGTTTGAAAGGCTTTACGGAAAAGAATATCTTGAAAATGTGCAGTAGTGTGCATAGTTTTGCATATCATTGCATATATACACTTAAAAAATTGACAGTTATAATATAACTATGAAAAAATCGTAATTCGTTCATTGCGTAAAATCTCTTTTAGAAATGGCACTCACAGATTGTGGGTGCCATTTTTAGTGAAACGAGGACAACATGAATAATCAGAATATTAATATTGTACCAACAGGAAAACGAAGTGTAATGTGCCCTCGTTGCGGAAAGCTATTAACTTGGGTGAATAAAAACGACAAGAAACACCACAAAGTAATGTGTACGCACTGCCGTAAATGGATATGGTTTTGGGCTGACACAGGAGAATTTCAGATAAAAGAGGTTCCACAGAGAACTTCTGCAAGTGGCATGAGGTTTTATTGATGTATAGATATGCTCATAAAAACGTAAGACCTTTTTCGGCTGTCTGTCAGAATAATTACGGCAGACAAGTTATTTTCACACGTAAAAGGCAAATCACAAAAAACAACATAATCGAAGAACTGAATAAAGCACTTGTGATTCACGAACAAAACGCTATTGAGATTGAGTATCTTGACAGATACTATCGTGGTGACCAACCGATTTTGTATAGGCAAAAGGTAAATCGTCCGGAAATCAATAACAAGATTGCTGTAAATCTTGCGTATGAACTTGTCGAGCGCAAAACCGCAGAGATGTGTGCCGAGCCAATTCAATATGTGCTACGTGGCACTGATAACCATAAGTCGGAAGAAATCACACAGCTTAACATCACAATGGATTCTGAAAGCAAACAGGAGTGCGACATAGACATACATCGTTGGAGAAGCATATGTGGTACCGGCTACAGATTCATCGGTAATGACGATGGACAAGGACAGTTGCTTGATGAAAGCGATTTTTATTTATCGTCTGAAAATCCAATGTACACCTTTGTAGTGTACTACTCAAACGGACGTCCGGCATTCTCTTGTCAAATCGGAGAGGACGAAAATGGAGCAGATATATACTATGTGTTCACCGATAATGAGTGGTTTGATATTCGCAACGATAAGATTTATGCAAGCGGAACAAACGGAAACAGAGCTATTCCGGTCATTGAATACCCAAACAATGCAAGGCGATTATCTGACATTGAAATGACTATTGCAATCACAGATGCTATTAACGTACTTACATCAGACAGAATTAATGGTGTCGAGCAGTTTGTGTCTGCATGGGTAAAATTCGTTAATTGCGAGATTGATATTGATACGTTTAGAAAAATGAGACAAGAGGGAGCATTAGTCGTTAAATCTAACAATGGTTCAGACAACAAGGCTGATGTTGATGTAATGACGAGCGAACTTAATCAGACAGAGGGGCAAGTGGTATTCACAGACCTTTTTGAAAGATTTTTAAGTATTCAAGGTCTCGCAAATCGTCAGGGCAACACAGGCGGTGACACCGGTTCTGCCGTAGAATTGAGAAACGGACATTACGATGCCGGACTTAGGACAGCTATTAATGAGCCTATCCTTAAGAAATCAGAAAGAATGGCACTTAGGCTTATTCTTAACAGGCTGAGAATTAATAAGGGCTTTACGCTTATGCCTAGCGATGTTGAGATACACATTAATCACAATAAGTTAGACAACATGCTTGTCAAGGCAGAAGTGCTTCAAATACTGCTTAACTGCGGTATTAACTACAAGAGAGCTGTCAAGACAATTGACATGTTTAGTGACCCTGAACAAGTTACACTTGAAAGCGCAAAGCGTATGGAAATGTTATTCCCGGAAGAACAGCCGACAACAGCTACACCTAAGAATAATAACGATGATAAGACAGCCGATGAATAATTGGCTGTCAATTTATTTTGGAGCTTGATATGGCAGATGAAATCCACGCACTTAACAAAAATGAAATACAAGACATAGATTACGAAACATATTTTGGTGAGATGGATTTGTCCGATAAGGAAAAGGAAGATAGAAAAGACCTTGCCGAAAAGTTTGAAAAAATCTTTGTTATGCTATTTGCCTTGTTATCCGGCAAGGAAGAAACAGAGATAACAACTATCACTAAAGAATTTATTATCAGATATGAAAGCATTGCCACGCAGTACTGTAAAGCAAAGAATACACCCTCATATATTACGGATTATGCCCGGTACATTGTGAATGAGGTAGTTGACGCTACCACGCAAAATATTGAGGTTGAGTATTTTACTTCACGGAAGCGTGCCAAAAATGTAGCTGCAAATGAAGCTAATGCAGTCGGCAATTACAGATTACAGACCGATATGGTGAAACAGGGCTACAAAACAAAAGAGTGGCGCTCAAAAGAGGATTCGCATGTCAGACCTACACATGCAGAAGTTGATAGAAAGAGGATTGATATTTTTGAGCCGTTTGAAGTCGGAAACTCACTTATGATGTTTCCAAAAGACCATTCGCTAGGCGCAGAGGTAAAAGAGATTTCTAACTGCCGGTGTAGTGTTAAATATTACAAATAATGAGCAACTTGTAAGGAAACTTATAGGTTGCTTTTTATTATACAAAATTTGCAGTTGTGCGTTAAACAACAGAAAAACTCGGCTGGTGCGACCAGCGATAACAAAAGCGTGAGTTACGGAGGTAATTGAAATGACAAGAAATGATGTTTTGAAGCTTTTTCCGGACGCAACGGATGAGCAGATAACAAATCTGCTAAACAAAAGCGGCGAGGAAATGGCAAGAGAGAAAGAGAAAGCCAATCAGTATAAAGCTAAAGCCGACAAAGCTGACGAGCTACAGACGCAGCTTGACGAGCTACAGGCTGGCAACATGACTGAACTTGAAAGGGCAAACAAAGCCTTAGAGACAGCCAATCAGCAGATAGCCAAGCTACAGAAAGATAATGCTGTCAGAGATTTACGAGAGAGTGCAATGTCTGATTTTGGAATTACTGCAGAACAGGCAAAGACAGTAGTAAAAGAGGATGGCTCTTTTGACACGGCAGTTCTTGGAAAAATTATGTCCGACAAAGAAGCCAATGCAATAGCAGAGTATGAGAAAAATGCACTCAAAGGTACTCCTAATCCAAACAATGGCGGTAACAATAATGATGGTGATACAGGAAATAAGACAAATGCTGAAAAGATAGCAGAAAGCCTTATATCTGATGCACCTAAGAACAATAACATTTTATCACATTACATTCAGTAATAACAGGAGGTAAAAAATGGCAAAGGAAATGAATATGCAGTATGAAAAGACTTCATACGCGGGAGATGTTCAGATTTTAAAGAGAGAGCCTAATGAGGCAATCCCACTGACACTTGATTTTGATGGTGTAACAACTACAAATGCACAGGGCAAGAAGATTGTCAAAGCGGGTACACCAATCGGAGCAACCGGCAAGGCTGACAACACAGCCACAGTAGTAGGCATTTTAAGGTTTGATGTAACAGAGGACAGACCACAGGGAGTACTGCTTAAGAAAGCATATCTTAACACAAAGGTAGCAGAAGCACACTCAGGCGTTACATATGACGAAACAGTTAAGACAGCTCTTCCAATGATTGTATTTGAATAATAACAGGAGGTAAACAGATGTTAATTAATGAAGTATTAGACAGCAAGTCTATCGCATTATCAGCAACAGAAAACGCTAGTAATCAGATACCTTATCTCGGTTTACAGTGGTTTCCGGAGAGAAAGAAACAGGGGCTTGATTTAAGCTGGATTAAGACGCATAAAGGACTTCCAGTATCGCTTGCACCATCCAACTTTGACACCATCCCAACAATTAGAGCTAGAGAGGGATTAAGCAAGGAAAAAACACAAATGGCATTTTTCCGTGAGGGAATGACAGTTGGTGAAGAGGAAATGCTTGAAATCGAGCGTATTCAATCAGCAGATGACCCTTACCTTGCAAGCGCTTTATCAAGCGTATATGACGATACTAACAACCTTGTAAGTGGTGCAGAGGTTGTACCTGAGCGTATGAGAATGTCGCTCCTTGCCACAAGTGCGGGTCACCCAGTAATTGCCATTGTAAGTGATGGTGTTCAGTACGCTTATGATTACGATAAGGACGGCTCATATACAAAAGACCATTATGTAAAGCTGTCCGGCACAAGCATGTGGAGTGATACAGCTAATTCAAAGCCACTTACAGACCTTAACAATGGAAGAAAGAAGTTACAGAAGCAGGGCAAGATTGCTAAATATGCGCTTATGAACAGCAATACATTTCAGTATTTGCTTGATAATGCACAGATAAGAAACTCAATCCTCGCACAGAACCTTACAGCAACTATTGATGTTGACGATGATACTGTTATTTCAGTAGTGCAGAAGAGAACAAAGCTCACTATCGTACTTTACGATAAGATGTACATTGATGATGATGGCAAGGAGCAGTACTTCTACCCGGATAACAAGGTTACACTTCTTCCGGAGGGAAGTCTCGGTAGCACTTGGTTTGGTACTACACCGGAAGAAAGAACTGCAAGACAGGTAGCTGATGTAGATGTAACAGTATATGGTGTAGGTATTACAGTCGCTACAAAGACGGAGTACGGACCACCTATGAAGATGTCAACATTTGCTTCCGAGGTTGTTCTTCCATCATATGAGAATATGGATAGCACATTCGTATATGAGGTTCATAGCGAAGAGTAGGGGGTGCAACTATGAAATATCCATATATAGTGATTCATAATGGTAAATGGTATAACGCTGGCGAAGAGGTTCCGGAAAATAATAATTCCGGAGCTTCTTTTGATTATAGCAAGACAACCATTAATCGCATGTCTACATCTGATTTACAGGCTTTTGCCACAGAACAAGGTATAGACAATGCAGAAGAACTTACAGGAGCAGAGCTAAAGAAACTGTTAATTGAAAAGTTTGGATTATAAGGAGCTTGGCATGGAATACACCGCATTGGAGCAAGTCAAAATCAGACTTAAACAATTTCATATTGATACAGTCACGAATGATGATGAAACAACATCTGATGTGGTTGTATTCGATAAAAAGGAAGATAACCCACTCATTGAACAGCTCATTAAGCAAGCCACGGAAGATGTAAAAGCAAAAAGGTGTTATCCGGACACTTTCACTGATGATGATATAACTGCCGACTTAAAGCAGTTTGAAAATGTTGTTATCAATCTTGCTGTCTACGACCATTCACAAGCCGGGGAGAACTACATGAGCGCATTGAGTGAGGGCGGAGTGAGCCGTACATGGAAAGACAGAGATAAGCTGTTTGTCGGAGTTTTTCCTTTTGTCAAAGTGCTATAAAAAGAAGATTGTGCGTTACCATTTTACTGATGTCGGTAAAGTGGTAGCAGGCGGTACACATTAAGTGGTGGTGGGCGGTGTGCCAATTACCAAAGATGAAAGGCGGTATATCAATGCCAATAGCAGTAATTATAAGCATTATTTCAGTTGCTTTTTCCGTCTTTTTCGGACTGTTTACATTAGGACTTAATCTTAAGAACAGCAAAAAGTCTGACAAGGCAGAACTTACGGAGCGTGTAAAGGAAAATACACGCATAAATATGAAACTCGACACAATATCAGGCAACACAGCAGATATAAAGAATGAAGTTATAGAAATGAGAAAAGAGCTTAATTCTCATGATAACAGGATTATTAAAGTTGAGGAAAGTGTAAAGTCAGCACACCACCGAATAGACGGATTGGAAGCACGACTTAACGAAGATAAGGAGGCATAGCAGAATGGATATAACATCAGTATCAACAGTAGTTGCAATCGTTGTAATAACATATCTAATAGGCTTAGGAGCTAAGGCAATTCCACACATTAAGGATAATTACATTCCTATAATCGTAGGCGTTGCGGGCGGTATCTTAGGCATTATAGGTATGTATGTAATACCAGACTTTCCAGCGAATGACATTCTTAATGCAATCGCAGTTGGAATTGTGTCCGGATTATCAAGCACAGGTGTTAATCAGATTTATAAGCAGGTAAAGAAAAATGCTTGACATCAATAAGCAAGCCATGAAATACGCGCTTCAAGGGCAAACAGTCACAGTCTATGAAAAAGACGAGGACGGAAATCTAAAGTTTTACGAAACAGAGGACGGAGAGAAAATATATTATACCCATGAAGAAACAGGCTTTTCGGAGCCTGTTAATTTTCGGGCAAATATATCGTTTGACGGAGGAGAAGCACAGAACAAGGAATATGGCTTTAATACGGCTGATTTTGACGCTGTTTTGCTGACAGACAGAGGAGAATACCCTTTTAAAAAAGGTGACGTTATTTGGCTTGATAGTGAGCCTACAAAGGGCGAAAACGGATTAGTTGATTCAACTTCCGCAGACTTTACGATAGTCGGAGTGAAACCCTCTCTCTATTCAGTTAAATACATGCTCAAAGCAGTTGTGAAAGAAGTGTAATTATGAAGCTTGACGTTTCTCTGACAGAAAAATCTATACAAGATGCGATAGGCAAGCTTGAAAAATACAAAGACCGCTTGCAGGACAAGTGCATAGCATTTGCTGGAGAGCTTGCTAGTAATGGCATAGCTGTAGCACGAGCAAATACAGGCAATTTCGGACACTATATCACGTTTAGTTACGAAATTAAAGATACAACGGACGGCTGTACGGCTATTGTGCTTGCTACCGAAACAGGGCAGATACAAAGCACATGGCAGACGACTGACGGACTCAAAACAGTTGATGTATCGCCTTTGCTCATGGCTGAATACGGCTCGGGTTGGAGAGCTAAACCACACTTCAATGACGCGAGAGGCGGTCAAGGAACTTTTCCGGGACAGACACACGCATTCGATAGTGAGGGTTGGTATTGGAGAGACGAAAGCGGAGAATTACACCATTCATACGGCATTACACCTACAATGCCGATGTATCACGCATTTTTAAAAATGGAAAATGAAATCATGAAAACGGCACGGAAAAATTTTAGTTGAGGTGATAAAGTGGCGAGTCAAAATCAATGGGTCTACGACCTTGAAAACCTCACATATGCAATTGTAAAAACCCGATGTGAGAAAAAATTGAAAACTAAATATCCCAAGCTAAAATTCACACAAGAGGAACAGTCGGACAGTGCAACGGCTAGCTTCCCAACGGTGCTAGTTCAAGCACTCGAACCTATTGAACAGAATGAGGATTTAGAGTGTGAAAGAATAAATACAGTGTTATTTACGGCACAAGTAATTGTTACAACGAATAAAAGCCGTTCAGAAGCCTTGAATGTGGCACAGACAGTGGCTAATGAATACAAAGCTATGTCATTCAAGCTGACAACAATCCCATTCGCTAGGAAAAACGGCAAAATATGGACAGCAACATTACGTGCTAGGCGGTCATTCGACTGGAATGATAGATTATAAGAGCCTTTTTGGCTCTTATTTTTTTATGAAAAATTAGGAGGTAATACAAATGGCAACAGGTTTAAAAAGTAGAATTGCTTACAAGACACCAACCGCATCTGCCACAAGTGGTGATTATTGGGCTGGAACTTACAAGCTCTTACTTAGAGCGAAATCAATTCCCTCACCATTCGGCTCACAGAACATGGTAGATACTTCAACTCTTGAAGATTTAGTAGAGACACAGGAAATGGGCAGACGTTCAGCCGGCTCCATGGAAGTTGAGGGAGCTTTTGAGAAAAAGTACAAAGACGAGATGGTAACCAACGAGGGCAAGAAGCTCGACTTTATCATTCTTTATGGTACAGACGGAAAAGGTTCAGAGGGTATCTGCGCTTTTATTGGACAGGAGTCATTCGCCCCAGGTGAGGCTTCCGATGACCACTTAACAGGAACTGCGACTGTATCAGTTCAGACAGTACCTAAGTGGATTGAGGATAACTACGATGTTGCGGTAACAGAGGACGACCAAGGCTATCCAACAGCAATCACACTCACAAAAAAATCATGAGCCAATCGAAAAAAGCCGTAGCGGTTGGCTATGATGATAGCACGGCTGACAGCGAACTTGAAGATACAATATAGCAAGGTAATTGAGGCAGTGTTAAAACTGCCTCTTTCCCTATATAAATTAGGGAGAAAGGGAAAGATAAAATGAAAATTAAATTAGATGGAAAAGAGTATACAGTTAAATTCGGATATGCACCGGTATATAAGAATAAAATTATCCCAAGGCTCGTAGGAATGGAGCAAAAGGGCGGGGGACTTGAAGTCATTGACAACATGCTTGGATTTTTACCGGAGTTTTTGCTCGTGGGCTTGCAAAAGTTTCACGCTGACGAATTTGGCTTTGATTTTGACGATAAAGAAGCAAAAGAGAAGCAATTAGCGAAGATGTATGATTTGCTTGACGATTATCTCGACCCAGAGAATGAAGAGGGTGGAGATATAATGTCGCTCTACAACGATTTGTCGGCTGAAATGGAGAAAAACAGTTTTTTATCAAAGATGCTGGCGAGAGAGGCGCAGACAGCCAAGAAGAAACCAATCAAGAAGTAAAAGAGCTTACATGGGAAGTATATTGCAACGAAATCCGCCCATATTGGCTTTTAGCAACTAAAGGTTATGGATTTAGCGTTGAGGACATAGATATGTCTTGTCCGGCTGATTTAGAGCCTTATTCAAAGGCTTATATGCTTGCACAAAAAGAAGCCGACTCCAACATGTGGGCTTGGTGGGGCACATACGGATTAAGTGCAACTCTTACAGCTATCGACAGAGCCTTAAATGGCAACAAGGCAAGAGCAAAATACATCGAAAAATCGTTAAATGAGCAGTACTCAAAAGATAACGAGCCTAAATACAAGGAGTCTAATGAGGAAATTGCCGTTTATGAGATGAAGCAACGAATTAACGCATTAAGACAATCAGGATTACCTGAAAGTCCTGATTAATGAGGTGAAAATATGGCATATAAAGGAATTGACGTATCGTCATATCAAGGAAATATTGATTGGAGTAAGGTTAAGTGGGCTGGAGTGCAATTTGCAATCCTTAAAATAATCCGCAAAGACCTTAATCCGGATAAAACCTTTGAACAAAATTGGAAAGGCTGTACCGATGCAGGAATGCCGATACAAGGTGTTTACAACTACTCATACGCTACAACAGTAGATAAGGCAAAGACAGACGCACAGAGAGTGATTGAGGTACTTAACGGAAGAAAAACTTTCGTTTGGTTAGATGTAGAAGATAAATGCCAGCAAGGACTCGGACAGACACTTATTGACATTATCAACACATATCAGAGTGTTATTAAGAGTGCCGGTCTTAACTTTGGTGTATACACAGGGCTTAGCTTTTACAATCAGTACATTGCACCATACGCAAATCAGATTAATTGTCCGTTTTGGATTGCGCGCTATCCGTCAACTAAGGGGATGTCTATTGGTGATGAGCCTAATAGTGCAAAGAAGCCTGTTATTCAACATTCTCTGTATGGCTGGCAGTATTCGAGCGCATTTACCTGTAGCGGCCTGAATAACAGCACAGATGCTAATTTACTATACATTGAGCTTAATAAGGGTGATGGAATAGAGAATAGTTCGGCACCAATAGCAACTCCGGTAAAGAATAACGCTTGGAAAGGCAATGAGGAATATTACCTCGATAATGATGATGTAAGAAAATGGCAACATGCTATGAACATCGGATTTGACACAGACGAACTTAAGGAAGATGGCAGATTTGGAGTTAATTCACAGAGATTTGCTAAAAATCACAATTTGTGGAGCGGTCAGAGACATAACTGCCCGACAGCCATTAAGTGGTTGAGAAAAACTCTACATGACAAGTACCATTTTTACAAACTTGATACTGATTACAAAGAGTGGAGTGATTACCTCACTAAATGTGTCATGGTATTCCAAAAGAATAGAGGTCTTAAGCAAGATGGATATGTTGGATTGATTACAACATACTATCTGCTCAAAGGATAAATACATGAGAGCTACTTTAGGGTAGCTCTTTTTTATTACAGGGAGGTGAGAAAATGGCAGAGAGCATTGAGCTTCAAATCAAGTCGGACGCGCAACAAGCAAGTAGAGCCATAGGCAATTTACAAGATAAGTTGCAAGGACTTGGAAGGACTCTCGATTCCCTCAATGGTGCAAGCATAAGCAATTTTGCGAGCGGAATGTCACAACTTGCAACATCACTTAGAAGTGTGAGCAGTATTGACACACGTACCTTTAGCAAGATTGCAACCAACATGGAAAAGCTCGGCAACCTTGATACCGCAAGACTTGTCAGCTCGGCAAGTGCTTTAAAGAGCATGGCAACAGAATTGTCGGGTTTTGCGAATATCTCAAAGCAATCAGCAGAGATTACACAACTAACAGCTTCAATCTCAAAGCTCGGTTCAAAATCAGCCGGGTATGCTGCAGATAACATCAGGAACCTTGGTAGTGCCTTGAAAGAGGTAATGACAACATTATCTAACGCACCGAGAGTCAACAGTAACATTATTCAAATGACTAATGCACTTGCTAATCTGTCGCAACAAGGCGCAAAAGTTGGTTCGGCTAGTAGGTCGCTCATAACAGGCTTTTCAAACACAACTAAGTCAATTAAGAGTACAAGAAGTGGATTCAGGGGCTTAGCTTCAACTATCGGTAAGTTTTATGCAACTTATTGGTTGGTTATGCGAGCTGTTGGAAAAATAGGCGGTGCAGTTGATTTAGCGAGCCAATTAACAGAGGTTCAAAACGTAGTAGATACCACGTTTGGCGATATGGCAAGCAAAGTTGATGATTTTACAAAAACATCAATTCAAGACTTTGGAATGTCGGAGCTGACAGTTAAGCAAATATCAAGCCGTTTCCAAGCGTTAGGTACCTCTATAGGCATTTCATCAGAACAAGTGGCAAATGGTACGGCAGTGGCAAATAAAGCTCTTATGAGCCAAAATAACACGCTATACAAGACTACAGACAGTATGGCTGATATGTCGCTTAATCTTACAAGATTAGCTGGTGATATGGCTTCATTCTATGATGTAGACCAAGCCGATGTTGCAAAGAGCTTACAATCTATTTTTTCGGGAACAATTGCACCGTTAAGGCGATACGGACTTGATTTAACACAAGCCACACTTTCAGAGTGGGCTATGAAAAACGGACTTGATGCAAATATCAAATCCATGACGCAAGCTGAAAAGGTACTCTTAAGGTACAATTATGTCATGGCTAACACGCAAGCTGCACAGGGTGATTTCGCTAAGACCGCTAACACCTGGGCTAACAGTGTAAGAGTCCTTAAGCAAGAGTTCCAAGCATGGGGCAGTATCATAGGTAGCGTAGTAATCAATGCTTTAAAGCCATTTGTCCAAGCCTTAAATAAGGTAATGCTCAAAGTTATCAGTTTCACAAGAACTGTAGCTGACGCACTCGGAGCAATCTTCGGATGGACTATCGAGATAAGCGGTGGCGGTGCTACTGTTGACGGCATGGAGGACATAGCTGGCGGAGTAGGTGATATTGGTGATAGCGCTGATAGTTCTAATAAGAAAGCCCAAAAACTGAAAAAGACACTGCTTAGCATAGATGAGATACACGCACTTGACGATAACAGCGATAGTGGCAGTGGTGGCGGTTCAGGCAGTGGCGGTTCAGGTGGTGGTGGAGCTGGCGGTGGCGTTGATAGCTCACTGAAAAAAACCGATGGATTGCTCGAAAAATACAAATCATCAATCAAGGATTTATACTCACTCGGAAAGTACATCGGTGACACAATAGCCGACTCCCTTAATTCTATTAATTGGGATAACGTGTATCAGAGCGCATCGAACTTTGGAAAAGGTCTTGCAGACTTCCTTAACGGCTTAATAAGTCCAAAATTATTTACGGCACTCGGAAAGACAATAGCCGGTTCAATAAGAACTGCCATAATCTCTGCTTTTTCGTTTACGTCAACGTTTGATTGGGGAAACCTTGGAGACAGTTTTGCTTCATTTATAAATGGTGCATTACATGAAATGTCAAGAGTAAGTGACGTTACAGGGCTGACTGGCTGGCAAGAACTTGGAAAAACAGTCAATAACATTGTTCGCGGCATACGAGATGCTTTAATTCACACATTAATCAATGTTGATTGGAAAGATGCATTTAAGGGCATTTCGGAATTTATCGGAGAACTTGATATTGATACCTTTACTATTCTTATTGGCGCGTTTACATGGAAACACGGACTTAAAGAGATAACCAAAACGCTTATTACATCTGAATGGGAAAAGTACGCAACAGCTAAAGGCTTGTCAAAAACAGAACTTGCACTAAGAGGAGTTGAGGTGCTGGTTATCGTGTCGGGTATCAATTACGTGCTGGCACACATGAAAGGTTGGATTGATAAACTCAAAGAGTGGTTCAAGAGTCCGGAGTCCGGATTGGGAATAAGCGAAGAAGCCACAGGCTTTGATGGAAAAAAGATTAAACTTGTTACTCCTCTCGAATGGAGAATTAAGGAAATAAAGTGGAAAATCAAAGACGCTGAAAAAAGCGTAGATGATTTTTTTAAAGACTTGGGAAATTATTTCAAAAAAGGCTGGAAAACATTTAAGAAGAATATGTCTTTAAATGTTGATGATTTACAAAACGTATTAGGGCCACAGCTTTACAACGGCTTTGTTGGGATTATTAATGACATTATAGGATTGCTTAACAAGATACCCGGCGTTGAAATACCAAAATTTAAAAAGAAAACAGTTAAAGGAGTCAACGATACCGCAAAAGAAATAGGAAAGAGTGCAAGCAAAATTGATGATAGCTACAAAAACTTAAGTGCTGGTGTGAGTGGGTATTTAGGAAATATCAACACTTCACTCGATGGCACTAAAAGCAAGATGGACAGCATGGAAAGAAAAGCGAGCACAACTAGCTCTAATTCTAGGACATCTTTTTCGAACTTAAATGCCGGAGTGAGTGGTTATTTAAGCGGAGTCAACACTTCGATTGACGGAACTAAGGGCAAGATGGATAGCATGAGTGGCAAGGCGAGCGGAACATCGCTTAGCACAAGCGGTTCTTTCTCAACGTTATCATCAAATCTCTACAATTCATTAAGTGGAGTTAATGGCTCATTGGGTAATGCTAAATTTAACATGGGATTATTTCAAGACGCTGCAGAAAATATGAGGAGAGGAACATCGAACTCGTTCTCAACAATGGCAAGTAACGCAAGCACTTATCTCGGCTGGACGGGTGGTAGTTTTAATGGACTTAAAGGAAAAGTCGATAACACGAACGGAAGTTTAGGCACGTTTAAGTGGTACGCAAATCAACGTTATAGCGTTGGAATAAGTAGCTGGGGATTTAGCGGTGTTAAGAGTTCAATAGATGGCATTGTACGCTCATTGGATGCTTTGTTTAAGTACAACAATAAAAGATTCAATATTACCACAGGCACAAAATACATGGGGTATCAGTCGCTACTCGACAGGGCACCACGTTATGCTAGCGGCGGTTTCATAGAAGAAGGTCCATTCTACATGAACCGAGGAGAGATGGTTGGTAAATTCTCAAATGGTAAAACAGCCGTAGCAAATAATCAACAGATTACAGAGGGAATTAAGCAGGCTGTCATGGAGGGCATGGCACAAGTAATGATGAACTCTAACACTGGTGGAAACTCTGCACCTATCATTGAAAATGTGTTTAAGTGCGACAGTGAAACACTCTATCGCATGACACAGGTAGGTAAAGCAAAGCACGGACAACGATATATTGTAGCAAATGAATTTGGCTAAGACACTCACCCTTGCGTGGGTGTCTTTTTATGTGAGGTGATGTACATATGGCGATGATGTTAGTAGACGGAGTGGAATTACCTACTCCGTCAAGCTTTGAATGGGGTTTGATTGATGTGTCTGCAAGCGATAGTGGACGTACACAGGACGGCAAAATGCACAAGAATAGAATAGCGCAGAAACGGCAACTTAAATTGTCGTGGAATGGTACAGACAAGGCTAGGACAGCAAAGATACTTCAAATGGTAAATCCGGAATATATCAGAGTAACATATCCTGACGCTATGAGCGGAACTGATGAAACACGTACATTCTATGTGGGTGACAGAACCGCACCTATCAAGATATGGACTGTTGGTAATAAGAGGTATGAGGTATTAAGCTTTCCTCTCATAGAAGAATAAGGCGGTGATTAAATGCTAAACGTATCAGCTAAATGGCAAAGGGCAGTAATGCTTGACAATGATATAAACGTAAATTGCTTTGCCGACATAGTTACAACTAATGGTGAAAAAATCCCTGTTAGTGATAGTGAGTTGTGGGCGAATGACTTCGAGGTCAATGACTCAACATCAAGCAATGGCACTTTCACAATCGGGGCTTTGATTGCCGGAAAACTGAAAATTAAGCTGAATAACATTTACGAGGATTACAGCAAGTATGATTTTGACAAGGCAAGCGTAACAGCATATGTTTCAAAAAGCTTTTCTGACGGCACAAGTGAAAAACTAAAAATCGGTGAGTATAGAGTCAGTGAAACAAGCTATGACGGCTCACTCATAACGCTTACTTGCCTTGATAATATTAATAATTTCAATCGTGAGTATGACAGCAATTTAAGCTACCCTACGACATCTTATGAGGTAGTCAGAGACGCTTGCATTAAGTGTGATGTACCTTTTACTATGGCGAGATTTGATAACTCTGATTACGTGATTAACGAGATACCTAGTGATAATCAAAAACTCACATATGGACAGGTAATAGCTTACATCTTACAGTTAAGCGGATTATGGGGCAAATGCGGTCACGATGGTGAATTGCTTATCGAGTGGTATGATATGAGCCAGTTTGGGAGCCAAAATTACAATGGCGGAACTTTTAGCACAAAAACTACACCATACTCTGACGGAGATACACTGAATGGTGGAAATTTCACCGATTATTCAAGCGGAGATAGCGTTGATGGTGGAACATTTACAGAAGCGAGAAATTACCACAATGTTTACACACAAAAAGACTTGAACGTTGCGACTGATGATGTTGTTATCACCGGGGTAAAGGTAACTGTAACCTCAAAAGAGGACAAGACAAAAGATGTTAATACACTTGCCGGAAAAGAGGGATATGTAGTCTCAATCTCTGACAATCCCTTCATTCCGGCAGACAAGGCACAGACAGTTGCAAACTATATCTTCAAAAAAATCGGTGGCATGAGGTTCAGACCTCTTGATGCTACACTCTTGTCAAACCCACTGATTGAGAGCGGAGATGTAGCACTTGTGACAGACCGCAAGCAGAATACCTATAGCTGTTTTATTTCTAACCGAACATTTACAGTTGGAAGTGGCACAAAAATTTCGTGCGACGCTGAAAATGCTTCAAGAAATAGTGCTGATAAATTTAGTAATGAGACAAAGGCTATCGTACAGGCCAGGAAAGTTGCACAGGCACAACTAAGTGTATATGACAAGCAAATGCAATTGCTGACACAGCTAATGTCTCAATCGCTCGGGCTTTTTAAGACTGAACAGAAGCAAGAGGATGGCTCGATTATTTACATCATGCACAATAAAGCCGACCTTAATTCGAGCAACATACAGTGGAAAATGACGGCTAATGGCATGGCTGTATCAAGTGACTATGGTAAAACGTGGAATGCCGGAATTGATAAAGACGGAAACGCTATTTTCAATATTATGTCTGCTATTGGCATTAATTTTGACTGGGCGCATGGTGGCACGCTCACTTTAGGCGGTGAGAATAACACAAACGGCAAGCAGTATGTCAAAGACGCAAACGGAAAGACACTTGTAACGCTGGATAATAAAGGCATTGCACTTGATAGCAGTGTGAAAATTGCTTGGGATAATGTGGCTGAAGCTACTGCTAAAGTCACTCAAATAACCAAAGACACAGTGACTACAAGCTATGTAAATGCACTTAGTGTTAAGGCCGGTTCAGTTGACGCGGAGGACATCACAGGAACAACAATTACCGGCAAGAATATTGTTGGCGGAACAATTGATATTGGAAATGGAGTGTTTGCAGTTGACAACGATGGAAAAGTAACCGCTTCAAATTTTAATATGTCCGGTGGAAGTATTGCACTGAACGGAAATTTAAGTAATTCAACGATTGATTTAACGGCCACTGACAATTCGGGAAACAATTATGAACTTTGGATGAATGGCGCAGTCTTGCGAATTGTCAAAAATGATGAGAATTTGATTACACTTTACGGAGCCACAGGCTCTATAGGTGCACAGACAATGTATGCTCAAGAGATAGACTCTGATAAATTTAGAGAAGCCGATAGAGGATATGCAATGTGTGGTGATGCAACAGGTCATACATACCATTGCGGTTGGAATGGCAGTGCCTTAAGTTTCCAAGTTGATACTACTTGGGTATGGAGTTCGTCAGATAAACACTTAAAAAAGAATATTAAAGCAATTAATCAAGATTATATTGATGCAGTAGGCTCAGTTGATTTATTCCAATACAATCTTAATAGACAAGGATATTCAGACAAACCGTTATATTTTGGAGCAATGGCACAGGATATAATCGAGAATCTTAAAGATAAAGGACATGTCAATGAAAATCTTGATATGATTTTCCAAAATAAAGCAACATCGGATGATGATACACTGTACTATGGCATGAACTATGAGCAATTCCTAATCTTAAGACTTGCCGGAGACGAGCAGAAGATTGATAAAATGCAAAAACGCATAGATGAACTGGAAGATAAGTTTTCAAGATTGTGTCAGAAATTAGGCATTGATGAAAGCGAGGTGTAGCTTATGGCAATTCAAATGAGACGAGGGGCATACGCACAGTTCGACCCCTCAAAAATGAAAGCTGGAGAATGGGCGGTATCGACCGACTCCGACACAAAAAAACAGCAGATATGGATGTGTTTCGCACCGGGAATAGTTAAGCGAATGGGAACTGTTGAGGATTTTAACTTTGAAATTCAAAGACTTATTCAGAGTTATCTTGACGGCATGGCAGAATCGGTAGAAAAGGCTCAAAAATCAGCGCAAACTGCGACAGAAAAAGCTACCTCAGCAAGCAGTTCTGCTTCACAGGCTCAAAAATCAGCGCAAACCGCTTCACAAAAAGCAAACGAGGTCGCACAAACTTCAGGAAAGATTGATACGGCGGTAAGTCAAGCAAACGCAGCTACAAAGGCTGCAAATGAAGCCGCGCAAAGAGCAGAACAGCAAGCCGGACTTGTCGAGCAAAAAGCAAACGGAAGAGGTATTACTTTTTCCGTGACAAGTGCCGGATTACTCAATGTAAGCAAGGAGGATTAGATATGAGCGGAATAGACATTATATCAGACACAACAGGGCAAGCAATTGTTGAGAGTATTAAAGCCCTTGGCACAAAATTAAGCGAGGGAAGAGTTATTTATGGTGTTCACATCAACAGTGCGGATAGTAACCCAAAAACTAGAGTCAGATATTTAGCAGACGCAGTAGGTATGACTCCGGCACACATGAATTTCACAAGCGGAACTTTTGATTACGGCTCATGGGCGAATGCCTTTTTTATGCCAAGACCATGTATGCTTAAAACGAATGGACAGGTCGACTATTACCTCAATGAAAACGACTTGGCTAAAAAAATAGATGGCAGTGCGTCGGATATAGCAAACGTTGATTACGATGGAAATGCTATGATGGAATGGGGCAATGGCACAGACATTATATGGTGGAAAATTGCACCCGACAAAGGCAATCCAAACAGTGCAAGCCTTTATGTTGCCAACTACCAAGCTGATAAAGATTTTAAAAATCTGAATTTCATTGATATTAACGGCAATGAAAAATCTCATTTTTACACACCAATTTATAATGGCTCGCTTGACAGCAACAATAAGCTACGCTCAATAAGCGGTCAAACAGTTATCAAATCAAAAACAGCCAGTCAAGAAATGACATATGCAAGAGCTAATGGTACAGGCTATGAAATCGAGCAGTACGTTGACAGGCTCTTGCTTAATATTTTACTTATCATCATGGGAAAATCTACCGACACACAAGATGTATTCGGACGAGGCATGAGCGAAAATGCCAGTGATGAAAACTTATTGCTTAAGACCGGCACAATGAATAGCAAAGGCTTATTTTGGGGCGAAAATGCCGGAAAAGCCGGAGTTAAAGTATTCGGTATGGAGAATTATTATGGCAATCAGTGGCGAAGAACAGTTGGGCTTATCCTTGCTAATGGTACGGCAAAGGTTAAATTATCCCCATCCGTAAAAGACGGAAGTAGTGCAACCAACTACAACACTGACGGAACAGGATATATTGAGATACCTAATTCAACTCCTAGTGGTACAAGTGGTGGATATATCAAAGATATGCTATATACGGCATTAGGCATGTTCCCAACATCAATTACAGGCTCATCATCGACCTATTATCCTGATGGTTGTTGGTTTAACATTGCAATTATAGCCTTTGCTCTTTTCGGTGGCCCCCTGCGCGACGGCCGTCGTTGTGGTGCGTTCTACGTGGCCTTGATCTACGCGGCTGGTTTTGCGGGGTGGCCCATCGGGGCTTCTCTTTCCTACAAATAACTTGCAACAGGGAAGAGGGAATTTCTGCCTAAGCAGAAAGGGAGAAACCGCGTTTCTCCTAAGAAAATTTGTAACTATAAACGTGTGTGGTTAATTTTATATAAGGGATTTAGTTTGCGCCTTTGCTCTTTTCGGTGGCCCCCTGCACGACGGCCGTCATTGTGGTGCGTTCTACGTGAACTTGAACAACGAGGCTGGTAATGCGGGGTGGAACATCGGGGCTTCTGTACCTATCATTCATGGGATAAAATGAATGCAGACTAAATTCCGTACCCCTTGGTAAAAATCAACTCGATGCAAGCTACTGCTAGTAGTAGGATATGGTCGAACGTGGTAGAGAGGATAGGAAGAGAATACGTATGAGAACATACAGAAATCTATATGCTGAATTTATTTCAGACGATAATATAAAACTTGCAATTCAAAACTTCTCTAAGGGTAAAAAGAGAAGAAATAAGGTTAGAAAAATTTTAGCAGACCTTGATACATACATACCCAAAATTAGAGAATATGCGATTAACTTCACACCTTTTGAACATAAGCCCAAAGAAATATATGACGGAATATCACGAAAGAAACGCAAGATAGTAATACCGACAGTTATGGAATCAATAGTACATCACATGATAGTAAACGTGCTTAAGCCCATGTTTAACAAGGGAATGTATGAGCATAGTTACGGCTCGGTTCCTAAGCGTGGCGGTGCGTATGGCAAGAAGTGCATATGCAAGTGGATAAAACAGGGCGGTAAAAATATTAAGTATTGCTATAAACTTGATGTGAAGCAATTTTACGCCAGTATTCCACAGGATAAATTAATTGAAAAGCTTAAATCTAAAATCAAAGATTTTAGATTTATACGGATTGTTGAAAATGTTATACATTGCGTGCCGAATGGCTTGCCACTTGGTTTTTATACCTCTGTATGGTTCGCTAACTGGTATTTGAGTGAGCTTGACCATGAAATCAAATCACTCGGCATTGAGCTGAAATATGCACGTTATGTTGACGATATGGCTATATTTTGTGCGAGCAAAAAGAAATTGCGCAACGTAAAAGCTGTGATTGATAATAGTCTTGCAGAACTAGGCTTGACAGTCAAGGGAAATTGGCAGATATTTCGCTTTCACTATTTATCCCAAAATCCATATGTCAGCAAGAATGGAAAGACAGCAACATATGGCAGACCGCTTGATTTTATGGGGTATAAATTCTATAGGAATAGAACTACCTTAAGAAAAACAATCCTTAAGAAAATAAGAGCTAAGGCAGTTAGAATATGGCGAAAAACAAAGGTTACAATATTTGACTCAAAACAAATGGTTTCCGCTCTTGCGTGGATTAAAAATTGCGATATGTACGATTATTATAGGGAGCATATTAAACCGTTTATAGATTTTGGAAAATTAAAGCACAAAATTTCAACAGTAGACAGAAAGGCAAGGTGTATTGAATATGACAGAATACAAGCTCGTAGAAAGTATGCAATCGGACAAACCGCTTGACATTGACACAACATCTTCTCCGAATATCGTTTATCAGCGAAAAAACATTAAATCGGTTGAAGCAACAGGGAGTGAGGACGATTTTACTTACAAGCCTAAGCACTGGGAGTACGAGGAGCGCGAGCTGACACAGGAAGAATACTCGCAGTATCTTATTGCTATGGAACAGGCAAAAGAGATTAACGAACATTCTGATGAAGAAGCGATAGACAACTATACAAGACAGTTAATGGATGAGGGGGTGCTTTAATATGAGAATATTAGTTGAAAGCCTTAAAAGACTATACGAGAGTGGCAGAGTAACCAAGGAAGAATTACTCGACAGAGTGGCAAGCGGTAAAATATCGCAAGAGGAATATGAGTACATTACTTCACAATTAGAATAAAAAGGAGAGGGAAACCTCTCCATAGTTCAATGAAAAATAAAATCAAGCCACATCAGCGCAGAAGCAACAATGCCAAAGATAGAACCGCCATGATTGCGTGGAATTTCATTCTTAGATGCTAAATCAATTATTCCGAGAATAATCGAAGCAATAGAGCAACACACAAAAATTAAGCCAAACATAGCAATAAAAAGGTCATTGTCTACCGGAAAGAATCCTATTTTTGTTGCAATAAACATTATAAGCGGAGCGGCTATGAGAATGCCACTTGTGAAGCTTGCCGTTGAATTTTGCTTAACGAATGGCTCATCTTTTTGGCACAGCTCTACATAATATTTGGCTGTTTCAAATGAAACCAAAGTCTTTTGCGATATTTCATTACAAGCCATGCCTAAGTTGCCATTATAATGCTTGATTATATCATTAACATTGATTTTTTGACCATTGATGACGTAGAAATTGCATTTATTTGTTTTTACCATATTAACATCTCCTTTTGTGGTTCTTTTTTACTATTTTATTCTTTTAGAAAACAATTGTCAATATTCGACACAATAAAACACTTTAAAGTGCTACAGTAATGATGTTCTCAAATAAGAGAACTCTTCAAGTTTCGGTAGGGCGGTGGATTTTTCTGCCGTCCTAATATTGACGTTTAAGAACAAATGTTCTATAATTGATGTATCGGAGGTAGTATTGTATGGAATATAAGGATGAAATAATTAAAATGATTGAGGGCTTGGAAGATAAAGACCTGTTATTGTACTTGTACATATTTATTAAAGGAAAAATAGAGACAGAGTAAAAACTCTGCCTTGTAGTTATATTTTCTTTTCCCAAACGTTACCGCACTTTGAACACACAAACTTTGTTTTGCCGTTTTTGCCTTTAATTCCGGTAGCAGTACCGACAAAGGCACCGACAGGTCCGAAGAGACCACCTACTGTGTTGCCAACAAGTGCTTTACCGAATGAGAATTTTTTCTTGGTATCAACAGGTATGCCAACACCATCACAGCCAAATTTAGGACATTTAACAGTTTTACTCATAATTAAAATACCGCCTTTCTTATTAATTTGATTTATTTTGAGTATTTTCATACATCATATCTATTAAATTCATAATATTTTCTTGCTCTTTATCCGACAATTTAGATAATTTCAAAGCGTAGTCCTTGATTTTACTATCCATTTTCGACAGAGCCAAGTCTTTTGTTGCTTGCTCGACAATTGAATGGTGCTCCTTTCCGGTAACTAAATAATCAAGTGAACAATCAAGACATTCTGCAATTTTTACCAATTTAAACAATTTTGGACTGCTTTTTCCCTTTTTCCAATCTGAAAAAGTACTTTTAGGGAAACCGCCATATTTAGCCACTTCTGAATCATTTAACCCTTTTGAGTCTCTTAATTTACAATATCTTTCGTACATAGAAAATCTCCTTTAAAAAAAGTTGTGATTTCTCAACATTTGGGGTTGACAAATAAGACTTCCTAATGTAGAATGAAAAAAGAAGTTAGGAAATCTCAACTCAATAAAAAATAAAATTGAGAAAATAATATTATGTTTCTGGACAATTCATAGTATACACGATTTTCTAATTTTTATCAAGACTTAGTTAGGATTTTTGAACTAAAAACAAAAGCCGTTAGTGTACTACCACCAACAGCCGTTGCCTTATTTTTTACACCACATACATTTTGCAGTCTTTCGACGCACTGTGTAGTACCAATGCTTCTTTAAATGTTCCGTCACTTATGCAGTTTAAGTTCAGCAGTTTAATTGCCATTAGCTGACGGATTGAGAGGAGTATCTAGCGTAGCACGGCATATTACCGGAAATGCCAGCCATGATTTTTTATCGAGCTTTACTGCCCAAAATGCGCTACACCGATTGCTACATTTTAAATGCGACCTCGCAAATATGGAACAGGCAAAATCAAAATTGCTTTCAAGGTTTTTACCTCCTAGCGTATTTTGCCTAATATGGCGCTTTTATTGTAACGGATTTCCTAACTATTGTCAAGAAAGGAGATGGGAAATTGAATAAGAAAAAACGACAGGCGAGTTTTAAAAAACTTGACACGCTCATAAAAGCTAGAAACGTTTCGTTTTACAAACTGTCGGAAGAGCTTGGAATGGCACGGAGTACTTTTTCGGATTGGAAGTCAGGAAAATCAATGCCAAAAACAGACAAGCTAATTAAGATTGCTAATTATTTTGGCGTAGAAGTTTCTTATTTTATCGAGTAGAAAGGAGAAAACATGAACGATTTACAAATTTTCAATAATGAAGAGTTTGGAGAAGTCCGAATGATAGAAATTGACGGAAAGCCATATTTTGTAGCAACAGATGTGGCAACCGCACTTGGGTATGCGTCACCGAGAGATGCAGTTTCTAGGCATTGCAAGGGAGTCGTGAAACGCGACACCCCTACATCTAGTGGAGTGCAGTCTATGTCATACATAAATGAGGGAGATTTATACCGACTTATTATGAAATCAAAATTGCCTAGTGCAGAGAGATTTGAGCGGTGGGTAATGGATGAGGTACTTCCGTCAATCAGAAAAACAGGCAGTTATGGTATGCCAAAGACAACAGGCGGTCAGATACAGCTTTTGGCGCAGGGCTATACAGAATTAGAGCAGAAAGTAAACGACATCAAAGATGATGTGAGCGAGCTTAAGGAAAATGTACCACTTTACAGTTGCGATATTGATGAGATACAACAGCACGTTAAGCGCAGAGTTGTAAATATTCTTGGTGGCAAGCAGAGCGAAGCATACAGGGATAACAGCATCAGACATAAGACATTTTCTGATATATGGACACAGTTAAAGCGTGAGTATGGTTGTGTATCTACTTATAAGAGTATCAAGAGAAAGTATATAGACGATGTGCATGAGTTCATTGATTGCTATGTCGTGCCTAAGTATCTTGATGAGCTTATTCAAGACGCAAACGCTCAACAGAGTTTTGCATAGTGAGGTGATTGTATGAGAAAAAGAACTTTGAAAGAGAAGTTTTACACCGGTTGTGGCTATTCGATTTTCGGAGCATTAGCATTTGCATTTTTCCTTGGATTATCGGTGGCATACGGAATTAAGACAGCGAGTATTATCGTTGGGGCAATCGTAACAGTATTTTGGCTGATACTAATTGCATTTTGTCTCATAGAGGAGGGCGAACCGCATGAGAAAAAGAAACCTGATATTGATGTTATCAATTTCAACGATTGGAATTATGACCTTAAAGCCAATGGCAACGAAAGCAGATAGTAAAGTTGAGCTGACAGCCGGTGTTACTTCCTATTTAAATAGCGTAATGCTAGGGAAGATTGAGCCGACAGTAGTTCAGAATGAGCCGGTTGTAGTTGAACAGACCTATGAAGAGCCAACGGTTCCAACTTGCCACAAGAAGTACAGTTGTAGCCGATTTAAGAAGCTAGGGCGAGTCCGATACGGCGATTACACTTATACGTGGTACTCACAGAGAGTGTTACCTGGAGGTGGACTTAATATTCCGGGCAGACATCTAAACGAGCATGGACTTGTGGTTGACGAAAACGAGTATGTAGTAATTGCAAGTGACGATTTACCACACGGAACTGTAGTTGATACTCCTGTTGGCATACAAGGGATTGTATATGACGAAGGGAGCGGAAATGGAAATCTTGACATCTACTGCGATTGGTAGCCAATTGAAACGTCAGAGTGCTAACGATTACCTACAAGAATTATATCGAGCTAAACGGCACAAAGACAAATCATTTGACTTTCAAGCGCTGTTGGACAAAGAAATGGAGAAGCTAAATGAGCAACAATGTAAGACGAATTAGGCTAGGCGATACACGATACAGATTGAAGCCATTAACAAGAGAGCAGAAGCTATTGCTCAACAAGGCTCATTACGTGGCGAGCGAGTGGCTTTTTGTATCGGAGTCGGACTCATACTTAAGAGTAGTGAAGAAATCAAGCCTACACGGAAATTTGATTCTAAAAACCATAAACAAATAGAAAGAGAGAAAACGCAATGAGAATTGTACATATTTTTGCGCAGAATTTTTGTAAATTCTACGGCAAAAACACACTAGACACAGATTTTTCGATGAAAACTGTGTTATCCGGTCAGAATGAAGTCGGCAAATCAACAGTTAAGAGAATTATTCTTGATGTGCTGAATTGTCACGATGAGAATGACAGAGAGATTACAGGCATAAGACCACATGATGAAAGTGGAGTCGAGATTGACGATGTTGACATTGTAAGAGCTGTTACCTTTGAGATTGACGGAAAAGCAAAGACTCTGAAAAAGGTTACAAGACAGAAACGCAACAAAAAAGGCGAGATTACAGGCAGTGTCACTGATTACTCAATCAATGATGTGCCGTATAAAATGGCTGACTATAATCAGTACATCAATGACAACATGGCAGAGCTTGGAGTATTACCATTTTGCTTAAATGCCATGACATTGCTTAACAAGTCACAGGCAGAGCAGAGATTAGCGCTTGCAAGCTATTTTGGTACACGTACTGATGAAGAAATCTGCGATATGTTTCCACAGTTTGCCGAACTTAAGCCAATGTTTGACGATGGGGATGTAGACCAGCTCAAAAAAGTATGTCGTAGCAAGCTAAACGGTACAGGCGGTAGGAATGGCTCAAAAGGACTTGTTAAGGAAAGAGACGAAATCTCAACAAGGATTGATACAATCCATTCCACCAATGAGTATACAGACCTTGCAGAGCTTGAATTGCAGAAGAAAACATATGAGCCACAGCTTAAGGAAATTGAAGATAAGCTATCCGACTATAACAAGATTTTAGAGGATAAGCAGAAAGCCACAGAGGACATTATGAACCTTAAATTTGAGCTTTCAGATATGGAGAGAAAAGCCAATGCTGACAATCAGAAAAAGCGCATGGAGCTACAGTTACAGATTGATGACTTCGACGCTTCAATCCGCAAAACAGAGTCAATGATAAGAGCTAAAAAGGCTAACATTAAAAACTTTGAAGGTACGGTTAGAATTTACACAGAGAACTTAGCAAAGGTACGTGCTGACTGGAAAAAAGCAAAGGCACTTTCCTTTGATGAAAGCAGTGTTAATTGTCCGATGTGCGGTCAGAGATTGCCGGAAGATACAATAGAGAGTTTGAGAACTGATTTTAGTGATAAAAAATTGAAGAAGCTTAAAGAACTTGAGGATAAGGGCAATTCATTATCAAGTGACAGCAAGGAATTCAAACAGGCTATTGAGGACAAGAAGAAAGAAATAGTTGACCTTGAAGCAGAACTTAAGGAGCTGACAGAAAAGCGTGATACTGTTGCTAACGAGTTTGAACGTGATAACATCGCTAAAGAGCTTGGAATGGTACCTACTGATATTGATATGACAAGCAACAGTGAGTATCAGGCGCTTAAAGCTAAAATCGAGGAAAAGGAGAAAGCTCTTGCAGATGAAAACGATACATCAGAACTTATCAGAAAACTCAAAAACGAGCGAAGCGAACTGTTAAGGCAAGTTTCATCGGTTGATACAAAGATTGAACTTGGTGTGGCAAATAACAAGCGTATAGACGATAGCATAGCTGACCTTGAAGATAAGAGAAAAGACCTAAATCAGGAGATAGCTGATTGGGAGAGAAAGCTTGACTTGCTGAAAGAGTTTACTCGAAAGAAGAACGAGCTTTTACAGGCTGATGTTAATAAGTACTTGGATTTTGCCACGGCAAAGCTGTTTAGACCGCTCTTAAATGGTGATACTGAGGAGTGCTGCGACTTTGTTTACAACGGCGAAGCATATGCAAGAAATCTCAATCATGGTGCGAGGGTGCTGACAGAAGTTGACATATGCCGAGCTTTTCAGAAAGTGGCAAACGTTAATTTTCCAATCATTATCGATGATACAGAGAGCGTTGACGATTGGAGAATACCACAGATTGATAACCAGCTAATCTTGTTGAAGCATACACAGGACAAAGAGCTTGTGATTGAGGCGGTGTGATATGAAGAATGATAGATATATTGTAGAACGAGAGTTTGAACACGTAGGATATAAATGTGTCGTTACATTCAATGTGATGGGACATAGGTGCGGATATGTAGGCATTCCCAAAAACCACCCTTTATATGGTAAAGAGTATTCGGACTATCTTGAAATTAAGAAAGCAGATGTCGGAGACCGAAAAATAAGCGGTATTTTTCCTTTGCTTGGAGCTTGTCTTGATAAAGACGAAAGAATACGAATTGAAGCATATTTTTCATGCCACGGCGGTATTACTTTTGCGGATGGTGGAGAAAATTCAAACTATCCAATAGAAAGTGATTTATGGTGGTTTGGATTTGACTGCGCACATTGCGATGACGCAAAAGAACTTGAACTCGCTTATGAGAGATTTCCTAATTACAGAGAGAGCCTTGCTATGCAGATTGAGAGTGAAGGCAGATTTCACATTGATGGCTTGATAATCCGTACAGAGGAATATGTAGCAGAAGAGTGCAAGAAGTTAGCAGAACAGTTGAAAGAGTTTGAAGAAAGCGAGGTATAGAAATGAGTATTAAGAAGAGAAATTATTATATGGGTGGCAAGAAACATACCGTAGAGCTTAAGTATGACGGATATATGTATACAGTCATATCTGACGGAGTTCTATTCAAGCAGACAGCCAATGAACTGTTTGCGGTTCAGGTATTCAATGAGATTTAGGAGGAATAATTATGGCGGAGAATACACAGATAGTTGAGTATGAATCAAATGGGGAAATGGTAAAAATTTCTCCAACAATGATAAAAAGATATCTTGTAAGCGGCGGCGGCAATGTATCTGACGGAGAAGTAATGATGTTTATGTCATTATGCAGATACCAGCACTTAAATCCGTTTTTGAGAGAAGCATACCTTATTAAGTATGGAAGCAACGACCCAGCCACAATAGTTACTGGAAAAGACGTTTTTACAAAGAGAGCCAATGCAGACCCACGATATAAGGGAAAGAAAGCAGGAATTATTGTAATTAAAAAGGACGGAGCTGTTGAAGAGCGAGAGGGAACAATGGTTTTACCTAACGAAACTATCGTAGGTGGCTGGGCGAAAATCTTTATTGACGGAAAAGAGGACGAGTATCAGTCGGTAGGTTTTGATGAGTATGCAGGAAGAAAAAAAGATGGTTCGCTTAATAGCCAATGGGCGAAAAAGCCAGCCACAATGATTAGAAAAGTAGCTGTTGTACAGGCTTTAAGAGAAGCATTTCCAGATAGATTTCAAGGCTTATATGCACAAGAGGAATTTCAAAATGTATCAGATGTAAAACTTGATACAGAAAAGGTTGTTGCTGATGAAATCAAAGAAAACGCAAACACAGTAGATTTTGACGAGGACAACATAATTGATGTAGAGCCGACCGACACAGCCGACAAGCAGTCAGAGGAGCTACCGCCATTCATGCAGGCAGAATAAGGAGGAAATATGATTTTTGTTAAACTAATGATTTTATTGTGGGTTGTCTTTTTGATAATCAGATTTTTTGTAAGGGCAAATTTAACACTTTCGGAAAAGGCGCTTATTGCATTAGATGGTAAACTCCCAAAATTAACATTTGGACTTGTATTGTTGCTTATCAGCTTTTGTCTTGCGTTAATTGATAGCTTTGTAGCTTTGGTCTGGTTTTTATTTTTTAGATAAGGAGATTGAGTATGAGAGTAATTTCACAGGATGGAACAATGGATATGCCATATGAAGAGGTGATTATTCAGAGATTCAAGTCAAGAATTTATTTTCTGAATAAAAACTTAACAGGCGTTGAGTCGCTTAGTGATGACATGCAAATTGCTGAATATTCCACCGAAGCAAAGGCAATTAAGGCTATGGAAATGCTTAGAGAAGCATGGATAAATGAAGCCATAGAATTTACGCATGGAATTTACCATAGAAATATTGTTTTTAAGTTTCCACAGGATGATGAAATCGAGGTGTGAGTATGAGTATGTATAAAGATATGACCTCGATACTGAAAGATGGACAGGTCGGAGACTTTAAGCTTCAACATTACGAAATTTCAGATAATAACTTTTATGCGATTGTTCGTTGCGGAATACCGTCTGGAATATATGTAAGACTTATCAATAGAGGCGAATGTGTAATGTCTGACACTCCTATGGAAAAGGAGACAAATAGGGATTTTGTTCGTAATGCACACGGAAATGTCCTTATTGGTGGACTTGGAATAGGTCTTATTATTCTTGCAATACAGGACAAAGAGGATGTTAAGCAGATAACAGTTGTTGAGAAAAATCGTGAAGTCATTGAACTTGTTGGAAAGCAGTTGCCGCTTAATCCCAAAGTAAACATTGTGAATGATGATGTGTTTGAATATAAGCCACTGATTAAGTATAACACGATTTATATGGATATATGGAACTATATTAACGAGGATGTTTACAACAAACAGATGAAACCTTTAATAAAACGCTACAGGAAATATTTAGTTCCTAAAGCCGAAGATGAAAACAGGTATATTGATTGTTGGTGTAAAAGACAGGCAAAGAATGGAGAACGGATATGAAGCTTAAATGTATCGCCACAGGAAGTACAGGAAATTGCTACACCCTAACTTCCGACAATGGAGAAACACTTATCCTTGATTGCGGAATACCGATTAAGGAGATTAAAAAAGGCTTGGATTGGAACATTAAAGATGTTGTGGGTGTGTTATGCACCCATAAGCACCTTGACCATAGCAAGTCAGTAAAAGATTTTGAAGCTATGGGAATACCAGTATGCAAACCATACGAAGCCTTGCTTATGAACCAGTTTCTCGCAAATTCTTATTTTACTGTAAGAACATTTGACCTAACAACAATAGATGGGAGCTGGACACATACCAATGCAGACGGAACAGCTTGCCCGATATACGGCTTTCTGATTACTCACAAGGAAATGGGGAGAATGCTTTATATAACCGATTGCGAATTAATCAAGTGGAAGTTTAAAGACATAAACCACATTCTCTTAGGCGTGAATTATGACAAGGATTTAATCGACAGGGATAACACAGGCAAAGCTAATCACGTTTTTAGAGGTCACTTAAGCATTGACACGGCTTGCGATTTTGTTAAGGCAAATTATTCAGATAGCTTGCAGAATGTCATAATGTGCCATCTATCGGCAGAAAATGCTGATAGAGATAGTTTTATCGAGAAGATGAAAAAAGTCGCTTATGGGGCGAATGTGGATGCTGCAGAGCGCAACAAGGAATGGCTACTTGCTAATCCCAATGAGTGCCCTTTTTAGAAAGGAGATAATGACTATGAATTTCAAATGGAGTGAGGAGGAAGTTCTTTTATTAAAAGATAAATATTCTTGCTCAACAAATGATGAATTAATCGCCTTATTTCCTAATAAAACATTTTTGGCAATCTATAAAAAAGCTTATTCACTTAATTTAAAGAGAGATGAAGAAATTAAGTTTTTGAACAGGTCAAAGGCTAAAAGTGGTAAAAATGCTAGTAATTGGAATGGCGGTGTTAGGAGAACAAGCAAAGGATATATACAAATATTAATGCCGGAACATAAAAGAGCAGATAAAGGCGGGTACGTTATGGAACATATCGTAGTTTATGAAAAAGCCACAGGAATAGAAGTGCCACGAAATTGTTGCATACATCATTTGAACGGGATAAAAAATGATAACAGAATTGAAAATTTATGTATGATGACAAATTCGGCACACACAATATATCATCATACAGGGCAAAAAAGAAGTGAAGAAACTAGAAAACGAATTTCAGAAAGCAAGAGGAAAAAATATGAATAAAGTGATAATTTCGGGGAGAGTTGTTAGGGATGCTGATGTTAGATATTCACAGACAGCAAACGGAAGTATGGCGGTAGCAAGGTATACATTAGCTGTTGACAGAACTTTTAAGAAAGAGGGTGAACAGGCAGCAGACTTTATTAGCTGTATCGCATTTGGCAAGAATGGAGAATTTGCAGAGAAGTATTTGCACCAAGGAACTAAGATTATCGTTGAGGGCAGATGGCAGACCGGCAACTACACTAACAAGGATGGACGAAAAATCTACACTAATGATTGCGTAGTTGAAAGACACGAATTTTGCGAAAGCCGTGCCAATCAACAGAACAATAGTAATGGAATTGTAGGTAGAAACAGTCCAAGTGCTGATTCAGATTCCTTTATGTCAATCCCTGATGATATTGACGAGGAATTACCATTTAACTAGGGCGGTGATTTGATGATTTGTAAACATGGCGATTACGAAAATGGTTATATTTTTACAAGTACAAGTACCAATGAGGAACTTCAAGAAATATTGAGCAAGTACGATAAAGTCCGCTGTGTTATTTGTAATAGCAATACGGCTAGAAATTTTCGCGTTGGGTTATGGGGAACAAATATTATTACAATCAACAATAAGATTAATGATGGGTGCTTTTTCATTAATCGAATGAGGTGAGTATATTTAATTGATTATAGGGCAGTCAATAATGGCTGTCCTAGAAAGGAAAAATAATGGATTATACAAATAAAATATTTGCAAATATTGCAAAGGATATGTCGGAGCAAAAAGATATTGCAGTTGTAAGAGCGTTTGTATTTCAGATTACAGAACTGCTACAGAAAAATGGCATTATGCCAATATGCACTGAAAGATACATGAATATCAATTCTGATAAATCAAGTTACAGTTTTATTAGAAAAATCAATATCTCATTCGATGAGCTTGATTGTACCAAGCACGACCGAGAAGTTAGAAAACAGGCATACAGAGATTTTATCAAAGAATTTGAGAGCAGAGTTAATTCAAAAGATATATCTGAAAAACTCTTTGAAACTGAATGTATATTATTGGAGCGTGATAAGAATGGGATTAATTGATGCAGATAAACTAAAGAAAGATTTAAAATCAGTTACTTTAAGTAATGGAACTTTGCTCAATACAAATGCAGTATTGCATTTACTAGAAGAATATCCGACCGCCTTTGATGTGGACAAGGTTGTGGAGCAGTTGGAAGAAAGAAGCAAAGAATATAATTCTGGTGTGCGGTTGCACGGAAAGCCGGAAGAAATGCTTACTGATGAAGCAATTGAGATTGTGAAGAGAGGTGGAAACGTTGAATTATCAGAACATAGCAAGAGCCAAGGCAATTGAACAGGAAAATAAAAAGCGACTATTGAAGCTGAATCCAAAGCTGAATGACAGGAGTGGGATTTACTTCCTACTCCGAGAAGATGAAAACGGATTTAAGTATGCGTATGTCGGACAGGCAGTACATACACTTAGTAGATTGGCAAGCCACCTTGTAGGCTATGAACAGCATATAGACCTTAGTTTACGCAAACACAAGCTGTATGACAAAGAGAAAAATCCTTATGGTTGGCGAGTTGAATTTCTGAATTTCCCCGAAAGTCAGCTTGACGAGAAAGAGAAGTATTACATCAAGCTATATGCTGATAAAGGTTATCAGCTTCGGAATGTCAGTTTAGGCGGTCAAGGAGAAAATCGTGCTAGTGGTTCAATAGGCGAGAGAAAAGCGCCTAAGGGCTATCTGCAGGGCGTACAGCAAGGTAGAAAGAACCTCGCAAGGGAATTATCGCATATCATCGAAAAACACCTTGTTGTGACGATTAGAGAGGATAAACAGGGCAATAAGGTGTCACAGAAGCAACTAGATAAATTTATGGAGCTTATTAATGCAGATTCATATAAGGACGTTGAGTAAATGAAAAGAAAGGCGGCAATTATGGATAAATCACAATACTTAGAAGAAATAAAATCAACTACTGAGAATTGTTACAACATTGGATATAAGTGTGGATATGAAGCAGCGATAGAAAATTTGAAAAAATCATTGCAAATATGCATGTTGATATATCTGCTAAGATGATTAACGATGAGTTATTAGACAAATTAAACAGCGTTGTGGAGAGGTAAGGCATGACAGTTTGTTTATTGAACCATAGTTCCTAAAAAATCAAGTATTTATGAGAAAGGAAAAAAAGAAAATGAATGAAGAAATGATGTTTATAGCTTGTAATGTTCCAAAGTTTTTAGAGGAACAGATGAATAAAATGAAAGACACTCTTACAGGTGGTATGAACGAAGATAATCTTAAAGGTTTTGAGTATGCAGTAGATACTATGTTAAGTATTCTTAGGCAGACAATTCATGCAGCCGAGATGGATGATGAGATTCTTGTGCATAGCGATAAAATCGCTGATGAGAATGAATTAGAAGAGTTTGATTTACATGATTTGTTAGAACTTTATGGTTGCAGAGTTGTGGCAAACTTACAGAAGAAAAGTGTTTAATGTTGTAAACTGAAATTTAGAAAGGATGCCAGTCTGGTAAGAGAAAAGAACAGGCAAAGTAAATAATTTTATCCAAAACTTAAAAGAAAATGGCACTACCGAGATAACACTTGATATAACAACAACAGGCAAAGGAATTGTCTATACATTAATTTGGTAGATATCCTGAAATCAAAAGAGAATTTGATGTAAAGATAAATTAGGATTTATGGAGGTAGATATATGATTACGCAGATAGGATTTTTAAGAAAAGGAGATGTGTTCAGATTTGAGGGTGATATTTACAAAGTAGGACATTTGTTGGAGAGTACAAATGGGTATGTTTCCTGTATTGATGTTAATACAGGAAAGAAAAAAAGATTGCATATTGATGTTGATGTAGAAATTGAACAGGCAAACTGAAATTTGTTGAAAGGAGTAAAACAGAGTGAAGTTTTTAAGCAAGAAGAAATGTGATGAAATTCTGAAAAGAATTACTGCAAATGAAATTATTCAGGTAGAGTACGGACTACACGATATGGAAGCAGAAACAAAAGCGACGGAAAATAGAGCAGAAATAGCTTTTATTGTCGGCGGTTCCAAGGGTATGAATAAGGTACAGAACACGTTGAGAAAAGGGTATAACAATATAAACCACGAGGGAAAAGATTAAAATACATCAACCGAAACTTGAAGAAAATAGGAGATTAAAAATGGCAGAACGTAGAATGTTTGCTAAGAAAATAACTGAAAGTGACGCTTTTCTTGATATGCCAAGCAGTACTCAAATGCTTTATTTTCACCTGTCTATGAATGCTGACGATGATGGATTTGTTAATAATCCTAAGAAAATACAGCGAATGTGTGGTGCTTCCGATGATGATTTTAAACTCTTACTTGCAAAATCGTTTGTGCTCTTATTTGAAAGCGGTGTAATCGTGATTAAGCATTGGAAAATGCACAATTACATACAGGCTGACAGATACAGACCTACTGATTATGTTGAAGAAAAATCAATGTTGGGATTAAAGAAAAACAAGGCATATACGCTTGATGTAAACAAAATGGATACAAAATGTATACAAGATGTATCCGTAGGTAAGGATAGTATAGGTAAGGTAAGTTTAGATAAGAATAGTATAGTTAAGGATAGTGAAGATAAGGATATAAAAGAAAAAGATATTGATAAATCAATATCTAAAAAGAAAACTGTCTACTATCCTGATGATGCAATGCTAGAGAGTGCTTTTCAGGAATATCTGACAATGCGAAAGAAGATTAAGAAACCGATATGCACCGACATGGCATTACACCGAGCTATGAACACTATTGAGAAACTATCAAATGGCGATAACGATTTGGCAGTTAAAATTCTTAATCAGTCAGTAGACCATTGTTGGCAAGGGCTGTTTGCACTAAAGGACAACGAGCCACATTCAGCTAACAAAGGCACCATTGATTGGGATAACGTATGAGGTAGAGAAATGACAAGAGACGAGACAGTTAAAATCATTCGCATAATGTGTGATTGCTACCCCAATTACAAGCCGAGCAATTTATCAGAGACAGTAGATGTGTGGAATATGATGTTGGAAAATTGCACTTATGAACAAGTATCAGTCGCACTTAAAGCATATGTTTTTTCCGATACAAGCGGATTTGCACCGAGCATCGGACAGCTAATTAACAAACTGCATGAGGTTCAATCCCCACAGGAGCTTAACGAAATGGAAGCATGGATGCTTGTTAGCAAGGCACTTAGAAATGGCTACTATGGCGCAGTTGAAGAATTTAACAAGCTACCACCACTCGTACAAAAGGCTGTCGGGAGTCCTGATAATCTTAGGAACTGGGCGCTGACAGACAGTAAGAGCATTGAAAACGTAGTGCAGTCAAACTTTATGAGAACTTATAGGGTAGTTGTTAATCGAGCAAAGGAATATCAAAAAATGCCAAAGGATATACAGGCATTGATTGAAAGTACCAATAAAAGCTCGTATTCGGCTCAAATCGGCTCTAAAAATCAACAGACGATAAAATTATCGCTCGAAGATAATAAAAGCCAAAATAAGCCGATTAAAGGTGTTCCAATGCCAAAAGAAATTAAGGAACGTATCGAGCAGATGAAAAGATAGGAGGTAAAGAGGTTTGTGCGCACAATTAAAGCTGGCTTTACTCCTAGCGAAAAATGATAAAAGACAAGTATTCTAGGCAGAGATATGAAGAGCGAAAAGCTAGTAACCTTTGCGTGCTTTGTGGAAAACCACTTGATAGAGAAGGTGTGGTTTGTACGGCATGTAACAGCAAACGCACAGCATATGGCCGAGAGCTTTATAAAAAATTACAGGCAGTTGGTGTTTGCCCTAGATGTGGCAAAAACTTGCTGTATGGTGACGAAAAAAGCTGTGTTGAGTGTAGGGCAAAATCAGCCAAAGCCATGTCAAAGAAACGTGCTGCTGATGTTGAAAAATACAATGAGCGACAAAAAGCATGGCGAAAAGCACGATACGAGAAAGACAAGAAAAATGGCATATGCACGCGTTGCCGTAAAAGGAAAGCAGACCCGGGGCATACTACTTGCACATTTTGTCGGGAAACAATGAGAAGAGCACGCGTTAAAATGCCTGAAAGAACTGGCAGATATGAACAAGGACTATGTTTTTTCTGCGATAATCCGGTAAAACCCGGATATAAGGTTTGTGAAAAGCACTATCAGAAGAACGTTAAGAATGCAACTTGCGAAAAGGCAAACTTGGCACGGCAGAAGATAAAAGAAAGGAGTCCACAATGGACACCTTGAAAGATTTTTACGATTTTTACCGACCACTGCAAAGGAAATATGACTTGCAAATGATTTACAAAACCAATAGCAAGGAAGCAAAAATAACTATCCGGTGGCGCGGTAAAGAACTTGTAAAAGTCACAGAAGAAACTACAGAAGCCTGTTTTAACAGAACGAGACGAGAACTTGAAGAAAGAATGAAGAAATATGAGCAACAAACTGAAACCAAAGAAAAAGCACAAAGAGCCGGATTTTACATGGACAAAATCAGAAAAAGTTACGCTGAAAAACAGCAATAACCGTAGAAAGCTCGTAAGGCGGTCTTTCACAGACTTTATGGATTTAGGGTACTATGTACTGTATTTGCACCATGGGTTTGGAAATAAGCGCATTGTAAGGCTTGAAAGAACCATAAATGAGTACCTTGAAAGGGCACAGACCGAAAATGAAATGAAAACTGAAACGCTTGCCGAACTTTTGAGAGTCAGATACGGCATTGATGTGCAGAAAGAGATTAATTTAATCCCGATGCAACAGTTGATTAGGATTTATCAGAGAAACAATCCACTCACGATAAACGACACACGACAGCTTTTAAATGATACGGCATACAGCTACATGACTTTAGCGTGTACGGCACTTAAGCTGATGTTTAAATTGTCGGTTAAGGAAATTAAAGAGTTTATCGCAGAATTTAGAGACTTAATCGACACGCTGTATAAATTTAATCAATTCGGTCTGACATTGCCAAAGGTGGCGCAATGCCTTGCTGATGAAGTTAATTACGTTGATGAAAGGTACATAAAGGTGATTGATTAATGACTTACGCATGGGATAACGACAGTACTCAAAATGCTCATATAAAGCATTCAAACGATAATAAGCAAAAAGCATATATGGAAACACACAGAGATAATAAGGCATATGAAAGATTCAAGCATATGCCGGATTATGGGAAAGGAGTACAAAACAATGACAAATAGAGAGAAATTTGCAGAACAGATTCTGGATATTGCTTGTAATGGTGGTTCAATAGCAGTTAATAAAGTGACATCAGAGCTAATGAGGTGTTATGGAACAGCGTGTAAAAAGTGTTTATTTGGTTCTAATGCCAGTGAATTTTGCAGAGACCTAAGAAAAAAATGGGCGAATAGTGAATATGTTGAACCACCAATTGACTGGTCAAAAGTTGCAGTTGATACACCAATACTGGTAAGAGATAACAGTTTTTCCGAGTGGGGTAAAAGATATTTTGCGAAATATGAGAATGGGGGCGTTTATGCTTGGAGCAACGGAACAACATCGTGGAGTGGCGATAGGTGTACACCATGGAAACTAGCTAAACTTCCAGAAAGGAGCAGTAATGAATATTGATGAATTTATAGAACGTGCGCAAGAATCAGCTAAAAAGCATCGTTATCATGCAGATTTCTTTGATATAAATAATCCTATGCGCGCTGTTTGCATTAAAAGTGCAGAAGATTGCGAGCAGTTAGCCGAATGGCTTGAAAAATCCAAAGAGTATCAGCACTTAGAGGAACAGGACAGACTTGTTAAATTACCTTGCAAAGATGTGTATTTCGTTATTGATATAAACAATCCTAAGTATGCAATGGTTATGAAAAGACCTATAAGGGAGCTTGCGATATACGAGATTGAGGATATTGACAAGGAAAATCGCAAGTATTTTTCCACAAAAGAAAAAGCCGAAGCAAAACTGAAAGAATTGAGGCACAACAATGATTGATTGTAATATTTGCAAGCATAAAGAAAATTATGATTATTGTATAGAATGCAAACACGGAGAGTTGTTCGAGAGGGAAAATGTGTCAGAACCCAAAAAAATATCAGTTAGTAACGGAAAAGAATATTGCGGACATTGTGGTTATTTGTGCGAATATGCCAGAGGATATAAAAGTTTTATTGTATGAGGTGTGGCGGACTTAATTTAAGAAGTTGGAAGAATTGAGAGGCGGAGAATAATGTGTAGTAGCAAACAAATAAAAGAGCTTGCGGAATGCAATGCTGTTTACGAGTTTGAAAAGGTAGTAAATATGTATGGTAAGGAGTATATAAGATACTATTATAACAAATTGGCTGAATTGAATGGCAGTATTAATAGCACTTGCAACTGTCAGCACAACAGCAACTCAAGAGATAATGAGCCTTGTTGCGGATGCGATAACAGAACGGCAAAGATAAATAAGGCTAGGGTAAACAGCTTAGAAATAATCGCACATATGCTAAACAATAAGCCTTATTATGAATTGAAGTACAGACAGGTTGGTAAAAACGATTATTCTATCGGATATAGTTCTTACGATTTAAAAATTGTATTAGGTTACATTGATACATATTTTGAAATTGTGGAAAGCGATAAGCCAACTAATGCCGACAGAATAAGGAATATGTCGGATGAAGAGTTAGCAGAATTTCTAACGACTGTAACGAGTGATGCTATATGTGGAAGCTCATGGGATTATGATGGGTGGATTAAAGAGCTTCAATCAGAAGCAGAATAGGAGAAAATATGAGAATATTTAAAAACGTAGACGAAAAATTAAAAGAGATTGGATTCAACAAAATCTGTGAAGATAAGCATGGCGCTCAATATGAACGCTACAATACAAAGTACAATTATTGGCAGTGCGTTGACATTTGGCATAAAGCTTCAGGCCGTCATATTTTACAGTCGTATGACAGAGACTTGATGGACGAAAAGAAGATTGGAAACACTAATGTTGGCCTTACAGGATATGAAATGAAGCTTTTTCTTAAAAAAATGAAAAAGCTAGGACTTTACAGCAAAACTGCGGGAATCGAGGGATAGCATGACAGAAAAGAATAATAAAGAACCAAGCCCATGTAGCGGTTGCAAATACGAGAAAAGTACAAACATAAAGGAGCTTTTAGCTTTTTGCACACATTGTAAAAGAGCTTATTCCCACGAAGAGGATAGGGAAATTCACGAGGATAGGTACGAAGTGGAAGAAAGCGAGGGATAGTATGACAGCGAAAAAAGCGATTGAATTTTTGCGAATACATTTTGAGTATCTAAAAGAAAGATGGAAGCCATACCCTGATTACAACGTTTTAGAAGCAATTAGATTTGCAATATCGGCAATAGAAAAGCAGATACCAAAGAAACCTATCATGAAGCAGTATTTTGAAGATTTGGAAGAGGAGTACTTGTGCTGTCCGACATGTGGAGAAATTTTGACAGACAGAATACCGGCTGATAATAAGACTTTCTACTTCCACTGTATGAATTGTGGTCAAAAATTTGATTGGAGCGATGAAGCATGACCGACACAACAACATTAGTATACACTGCCCTTATAGTATTCGGCATAATCGGTCTGACAGAGGTAGTGCTTGCATGGTACGACATTTACAAACGAGATAAGACCGATGATGAGATACAAGAGCAGTGGTGTAGTGAAAATATTAAACATTAATTAATTTATCAGAAAGGAATAGGTTGTCGCGACATAAAACCGAGGTTTCCTTTTGGTAAGAGAAAATGAATTTTGACAATTACTCTTGTGATAATCAAATGAGCATATTTGACTTCACAAGAGAACCAATTAGCATAACAAAGCCTATCCGCTTGATAGAATTATTTGCCGGCTACGGCAGTCAGGCAATGGCACTAAAGAGAATAGGCGCTAAATTTGAGCATTACAGAGTTGTGGAGTTTGATAAGTATGCCATAGCAAGCTATAACGCAGTGCATGGCACAGATTTTCCTACAATGGATATAACTAAGGTTCATGCAGAAGATTTGAATATCTGCGACACAAATGCATTCACTTACTTACTTACTTACTCATTCCCTTGTACGGATTTATCAGTTGCCGGAAAACAAGCCGGAATGTCTAAGGGCAGCGGTACAAGAAGCGGTCTGTTGTGGGAAGTTGAGAGAATACTAACAGAAATCAGAGATAGCAACGGAGAATTGCCACAGATTTTATTCATGGAGAACGTGCCACAAGTACATAGTCAGGATAATATGCCTGACTTTAGGAAGTGGCTAGATTTCCTTGAAAGCTTAGGTTACACAAATTACTATCAAGACTTGAACGCTAAAAATTATGGTGTAGCGCAAAATCGTGAAAGATGTTTTATGTTTTCATTCCTGGGCGAGTACAATTACCATTTCCCACAGCCCATACCACTCAAAAAGAAGTTAAAAGACTATCTCGAGGATAATGTAGATGAAAAGTATTACATTAACAATGAAAAGGCTGACAAGCTGATAAAACAGCTTATTGACAACGGCACATTACCACAACACAATCTTGACAGACAGACAGACAGACAGACAGACAGACTTGCGTTGACGGAACAATCAATAAGCCACAACAGAGAGAAGTTGCGAACTGTATCAAGGCAAGATATGACTATGGAATATCAAACTTGCGGTCAGATGGAAACTTGGTTGTTAAAGGATATGGGAGAGACGGCAGAAAAACAGATTGATGTAGCCGTAACTCTTAGGGCAAGAGATTATAAAGGCCTTGATAATTATGGAAGTAATGGAGTAATTGAATGGAAAAACTAACAGATGCTATCGGAATAGTGCTTTTTGAAAGCAAAAAATTCGGTGGCGAAAAGGTACTTAGGGGGGGGGATTTGCCCTACCCTAAGAGCCAATAAAACAAGTAGCGGAGTGATTGAAGTAATGGCAGATGTAAATGTAATAGGCTCTCTTGAATCAAAATTTGAGAGTACCAACAGAATTTATGATGTGGGGGGGTGCAGTCCAACATTGAGTACAATGCAAGGCGGTAATCAAGAGCCGAAAATTCTTGAAGAGCAAATTCCATGCAAATTAGATAAAATGCCTAACGGACACTTAGACAGCTTAGATAATGCGGAAATATGCGACATTAATACACCTACTGCAAGCACAGTGACATCACGATATTATAAAGGCATAGGCAGTCATAAAGACAATATGTGCATAGTTGCTATGCGTGGCAGAAATCCCAATAATCCGTCAGATAGAACTGCGGGAAGTCTAACAGAGCAGAGATTAGAGGTGAATATGCAAGGTACAAGTAATTGCTTAACGAGTGTGCAGAAAGATAATTTATTGCTTGAAAATAATATCCAAAAAGTCGGTCAAATATCAAGCAACGGTTCCCAATGCGGTACAGTTATTTCTGATAATGGCATATCGGCTAATCTTGTAGCCGGAACACACGGATATGCGAATAGCCATATTGCCACGCAATATCGTATTAGAAAGCTGACACCGAGAGAGTGTGGACGGCTAATGGGTGTATCTGATGAAGATATTGACAAAATGGCAGTAGTAAACAGCAATACGCAGTTGTATAAGCAATTCGGCAACTCAATTGTGGTAGATGTTATGTGTGCTATGTTTAAAAATCTGAATATTAAGCAAGGAGATAGCAATGAAGCACTACAAGCCAATTAAATGTGTAGTCTGTAGCAAGATATTTACACCGACCGCAGCTAACCAAAATACGTGTTGTGAAGCACACAGACAGCAGAGAGCTACAGAATTAAGAAAAATCAGAGAAAAGAAAAGACTTAAAAGAAAGCCTGTTAAGAAAAACAAACTTGCTGAAATCTGCGAGATTGCTAAGAGCAAGGGCATGAGCTACGGACAATATATGGCAGAGCAATATAAAAAGGAAGTGATGATAAGATGAATAGCAGAACTATAAGTGATATAGAACCGATTGAAAGACAGTGTGTATACGAGGACAACAAGCCGTGTAACAGCTCATGTCGATACTCAGATACTTGTATACACAGTGCAAGCAAAACCGAAGAATAGGAGATAGGTCTATGAAGTTTTCAAAGCTGACTAGACCGGAACTTGAAGAAATTATGAAAAATGCCAATTTTACCGATGAGGAAGCGGAAGTTTTTGAGTTGCTAGTTGCTGATAAAAGCCTTGAAGAGGTATCACAGAGACTATTAATTTCAAAAACAACCACTTCCCGGAGAGTGGCAGACATTAAAGAAAAGATAGAAAGGAGTCGGGCAATGATTAACAAAGTGCCAATATGGGAAAAAGTAACGCTGACGATTGATGAAGCTGCGGAATACAGTAACATCGGAATTAACAGAATCAATGATATGCTTAACAATCCCTCATGCCCTTTTGTACTTTTTGTTGGAAAAGGCAAGCGATTAGTTAAGCGCAAGGAGTTTGAAAAGTACCTCGAAAAGACAGGCAGTATATAGATATATTGAATTATAAGCCATTATGTAGTAATATAGAAGTTATCATATAATGGCTTTTAATTTTGAAAGGAGCCATAAATCAGTATGGGAAAGGATTTGAGAGGAAAAGAGCTGGGGGTCGGAATAACCCAGCGCAAGGACGGACTTTATCAGGGCAGATATAAAGATAGGTTCGGCAAGAGTAAGACAATTTACAACAGCAAGTTGTCGGAACTGCGGAAAGAACTTAGTAAAGCAGTGACCGACAATCAACAATTCACAAGTGTTAGAGACAGCATTACCCTTGATACGTGGTTTGACAGGTGGATGAATGTATACAAGAAAAAGAGAGTGCGCCCCAATACCATTAGGGAGTACACGCATATATATAAGAAGAACATTTCACCATACTTAGGAAACCATGAAATAACATCTATTCGCAAGTCAGACGTGCAGTTACTTATTGACAAAGCTTCTGACGATAACTATAAGTATGAGAGGCAAAGCAAAATCAAGGTTATTTTAAATGACATGTTCAGTAGAGCTATGGAAGATGACCTGATGATTAAGAATCCGGCAAAAGGTGTAAAGCTGAGAGCAGACAAAGAAGTTAATGCTTTTGCATTGACAGTAGAGCAACAGAGCGAGTTTTTTGAAGCGTGTAAAGGCACATTTTACGACAATATGTATAATGTGGCAGTTAATACAGGCTTGCGCCCAGGAGAACTGTTTGCACTCACGATTGCAGATATACATATGGATGAGGGTTATATTGATGTTAATAAGACACTTGTGTATCAGAAATACCTTGAAGATAAAGGCAAGACATTTCATGTTGAGCCACCAAAAACCAAGCAGAGTTACAGACACGTACCAATTAACAGTGTGTGCAAGGAATATCTGACGAAACAATTTGAGCTTAAAAAGATAGTTTCGGCACGCAGACCCAAGGAACAAAACGAATATTTGTTTGTTACAAGGTTCAACACACCAATTAATTCGGTTATATACAGCGACTCTATACGTTCAGTTGTAAGACGGATAAATGACACAAAGAGCAGTGACAATGAATTTCCATTTTTTAGCGGTCACACGTTTAGACATACGTTTGCAACAAGATGTTTTGAGTCAGGGATAGAGCCGAAAGTCGTTCAATCATATTTGGGTCATGCAACACTGAAAATGACAATGGACTTGTATACACATGTTACACCCGAAAAATCGTTTGCTGACATTGAAAAAATCGTTAGCACCGACAACAAAATCATAGAATATAGAAGAAAATGTGTGTAGTAAGTGTGTAGTAGTACACACAATCAATTCACAGAATGTTGAAAAATCAACGCTCGTAGGGCATTTTTGTACTAAAACTGGTAAAATTATTATGTATATCAAGGAGTGCCATACGATTTCGTAAATAATGGCGCAATCCTAAGAAAATAAAGGGTCTGCGGAGTTTTCGTGAAATCGTAAAAAATATAAAATTCTATGTATTTTAATGTATTTTAATGTGAAAAGTGTGTAGTAACTGTGTAGTAACCACCCCAAAAAGTGTGTAGTAAAAATTGTATATAGAAAAGCCATTATATGACACAAATATGAGAAGAACATGGAAATGCTCTTCTCTTTTTTTATGCCACAATTTAGGCATAAGGAGATGATGTTGTGTTTGGCGATTCAAAATTCAAACCCCTAAAAATTTTAGGATGAATTAAGTGCCCCCGTACCTTTTGATTTTTTGATTTCAAAAATCCGTTTGCAAAATTTTACAAAAACTTGTCGAGAACTTGCAAAGAACTCGCACCACACTTTAATTGAGTGAAGTTTTCTGAAAATTCAAACATTTTCCATGAGTTGGTGCGCCCGACTTGTTAGATATTGCACCCGGCACAACTTGCCACGGCTTGACGGCTTGCAATGCTATAATTATATTTTTAGACATTGTAAACGGCTTGTTTTGTGGCGCATTTTAGCGCACTCGATAAAATCCACGCTAACACGTTTAAAAGCCCTTAAATTGTCAAATACACGGCTTTAAAATGTATATATCATAAAATCATATACTGATTTTGTTTATTTGTCAATGTGCGATAGCACCCGGACTTATAGCCGGACAACTTGCGACAGCTCCAACGGCTGCACGCTTGATTTTTTGTACACGCTAAAAAGGGATATAAATATCCCTAGTGGTAACGCGTGATATATTTCCCGGCTTGATAGTCACAAAACAGCGTGACCGGGTGAACGTGCGCGTGCTTTTCTACGACTCGCAACCATTCACCGCCCCTTTGAACTGTGATTTTTAGTTCGTGCGACTCCATCCATTCTATGCAATCATACTTGATATAACTAAAGTCGCTTATTTTTGATACTTCATAGCCTAGCGCCTGAACGCGCTTATATATTTCCTTTTTGCCTAAATACTCATAATTAGACATAATACGCCCCCCTATCTATAACAAGCCTTAATTATTGGACTTATATAGTTTTTATGCTGTAGATAATTGGAGAAGGCCGCCCGGCGGTATTCCTTGCCACTAATAAGTGCGGTAACATCGTCACACGTGCCCGACTCTGCGACAGCTCTAAAAATATCTGTTATTGCTTTGCGTGTGGCGCGCTCGCTTGCCTGATATTCCGGCGCGCTTTGATATTTTCCGTTGTAGCGTGCTCTTACTTCACGCTCTACAGCGTCAAGCGTGGTTAGTTCGTTATCCATTCATTAACCCTCTTTTCTATTCGTGCATGGCTTACAAGTTGCCTTTTGACCTTTTCGCGGTTCATACGTGCGTTAATCTGTTTTTATTAGGTGTAAAATAACGCAAATCGCCTATAAAGGGCGCACAATTATTTGTTCAAGCATTGCACCTCTTGAGCCTGATGCAAATATAAAGGCATTTGCAAAACCTCTTGGCGCGATTATTTACCGGACGCGCGGACGGAGTGCAATATATACAGCCATAAAGCCGTATAAAAGCGCCTATAAATTAAATACATTAAATTGATAATATAAGACCTGAAAAGCCTTATATATAAAGCTAATAGCCGAAATCGAACCGGCTTAAATACACCATGTTAATTTGTATTGCTATTAGCTTGTAATATCCTTTACAGGAAAAACCGCCACAGGGCTTTGAACCCACGCAAGCCGAAACAAGGACGCCAGCCACGGCAAAAAGGGCAGATAAACCGCCAATAATTTCAACAAAAATGATTTATAGCGTTTTGCAATCCTTTTATACTCTTCGCCGACAAAACATCGTTAAAATAACAATTATAATGGAAATAATCAATTTGAATTATTGTAAATATGTTCCCATTTTCGCATTTTGTCCATATTCCGTTATTCTTTTTGCATTCAAATCCGTTGTAACTCATTAAATCACCTCACAAATTAATAAAAAAATAAAAACAAACCACCATACCCAATAACAAGGCATGATATAAAAAGGCTTAAAGCCTTTAAAAGCTCGATAAAATCTCTCATAGTTGCGCCCCCTTAATTCCATGCTATCTCATTATAAATATTTTCATATGCCGGGAAATATTCCGGACACAACGCGCAAAAATGTAATTGTATATTTTTGGCCTCCGTTGGTGTCTTGCCGTTGTGCAATGCCTGACAAAACATATTTACGAGTTTAGAAACCATTTTACTGAACTTTTTGAGACTCAAATAGTCATCTAAATACATTACAGTGAAATAATAACTATAGGAATTGCCTCTTATATATAAATCTTTTGTCCTGAAAAGAGACTTTAAAAAAGCTTTTTCGTTGTAACTAGTGGCACTAAATTCATAGCCCTTGAAGCCACCATCGAAGTTTACAACGCTATAGTTTAAATTATTTCTTTTTGCTATTTTTTCAATTTTATATCTCATATATTTACACCTCTTTAATATAAAGCCGGTGAACTTGCACCGGCTTAAATGCTAATTACTCGTTGTCATCGCCTTTCCAACTTGCTGGAACTCCGTTCCAAGGTGTGCCAAAATGTGTCACACCTAAAATATAAAGGTCTAACGGCTCGCAATAATAAACAAGTTCGTTAGTATATTCACTCAATCTCTCGGCGTCGCTGTCGTTAATGATAAAATACTGAAATACCTCTAAGTAACAATCGTCTTCTTCGTTGTAGTCGGTACCGCAATAAATATCGAACTCAAAGCCGTTTGAAACTAAAGCCGGCATGATGTCGTTATTTAATACTAAATCGTCACAACAAAAACCAATCATTGACTTATAATCTTTTCTTGTCTCTTTTAATGTCTCTAATACTTCTTTGCTCATGGTTTACACCTTTTCCCACGTATGTTATAATATACGCGCCTTTCATATTATTTTGTTTGGTGCTCATCGTGTAACTTTGGACGGCTGCGCGATGAGCTTTTTTATTTTGTTCCTTGCCTTTCGACTTGACTATACATTATCATATTATATTAGTAATGTCAATACATAATTGCAAAAATATTGCAAAAATATTTATACTACTAATTAGAATAATATTTATATCTGTCT